ATGCGTATAATAGGCAAGGATAGCTATGTGCCAGAATATAAAACGAGAACATATAGAGGATTTAAAGTTAGAAAAGAATGTGGCGGCTGGTGTACAAACATTGACGGCGATAATAATATTTATAAGTCTTTTTATTCGGCGTATAATGCGATTGATAAATATTATGGAAACCGGGATGGTTATAACAATATGGCTCAAGTGAAGGCAGGCATAAAAATAATCGGTCAAAAAGAATAACCCGAGAAAAATAAGAGGGGTTGTACCAATAACGGTATCCCCTCTTATCCATTTTGAATTTATTTATGTATGAGATATTCCTGCAGATCGTCTCGTATCTGCTTCATACCATCAATCCCGTTTCCTGTAATCTCATGATTGACGATAACGAGTAACGTCTTGAGAATCATCTGATTTGATGCCTCAACCTCGATCAGCCTCTTATTATCATTGTCAAGAAGCTGATCGTGTTTGCTGACTTTAGCCTTAAGCTCATCATTTGGCTTTTTCGCTTCTTTAACAACTTTCCATAATCCCCACAGAGCTGCTACAAATGAACAAAACCAGATGATCTGTGTGGATGTGATTGTAAATTCAGTCATTATTATGTGTGATCTCAGCGTCTCCGTCCGAGCTATTCCCCTCTATAAATTTTTTGAATCCCTGATGCATACCGGTGGACGCTAATCCCATCAGAGCACCGTAGACAATATTTTCCACAGTAATGCCGCCAACTGCCGCGTTTAGGATTGCTCCTGCCACGGCAAGAACTACAGGAATATCGTCATTCGGAAGCCAATGGAACAGGCTCGCGTGCTTGATAATGTATCCAAGTACAAGGCAAGCCACAACCACAACCACCACAAAATGTTCAGTTAATACTGTATAGTCCATACTTACGCCTCCTTATCTGTCTGAGTTGTTTTCGCTGCTTCCAGTTCAGCAGCATACTTGTCATACTCATTCCAGATGTCGTTCTCGAATTTGTCAACAACATCATCGATATCCTTTTTATTGGCACGATACTTTCTACCGTTGTTGATGTAGCGATTGACAATTGGAACGTCTGGATGTTTTGCATCCATATTGGCGTCCATAGACACAACGGTCTCGCCGTCAACTGTGATGATTCCAGAATAATGAATGTCCTTTGTGTAAGTTGCTTCTACTGCCATAGTTTTGCCCTCCTAAAAATTAATTTGTATCTCCAGAGATATTATCTCTCATGGATTCAAGTTCACTTCTTAGATCCGCAACCTCTATTTCAAGGTTCGATCTTCTTTGCTTTTCGAGTTGAAGTTCATGCGTTATTATCGCAATCAAATTGGTATATACCATACTATAAGTATCAATATAGCTATCCTCAGTGTTCTTCCTGTCGTGGTGTACCAGATCCAGCTCGTCTTCTCGGATTCCGAGTTCTCGCATGGATTCTACGACATCCTGTGCGACGAATCCATAACAAATGCGCCCATCACCGTCAATCATCCGATACTGAACTGGTTTTAAGCGATCGAACAGCTCTGAATGAATATCCGTCTTATTGATCTTGCTCTCACCGAGTGGAAATATGTTTGTTTTGGCGCGGCGATCGGATGTGACCTGTGGGGAGTTTTTAACAATCAAACGCTCCCATGCTCTTCCACTATCTCCTAACATAATCTTTTCGGAGTACGCCTTGGTCGGTGCGAACGCTCCAGTATACACTCCTCCAGACCAGCCACAGCCATAAAATTCGACCTCTGCCTGATAACCTTTCTTCTTTGATTCAAGAATAATGCTACCGTTACCAATATCGAAGTTTGCTTTGTTGTTGGCATCCGAGTAAGTATTTACAACAAAAGAATCGTCAACAGCTCCGGCTATACAGCTTCCAGAAGAACTTGATGTCTCCAATACAGATTCGTGGACACCTTTAATATCTACATATTCGCTCTGGATTGACAGAGCCGCATTGCCGGATTTTGTTTCAACCAAAATCTTACCGACACCGCCACATAACTCAATAACTGCATCTTTTGCGTTCTTTCCAAGCTGTATCAACTTATCACCATAATATGCGAGTGTCGTTCCTGCCCGGTTAAGAATCTCAAATGCTGATGCTGAAATCTTAGTCCGATAGCCAGACCAAGATCCGCTGGTTTTATTACCAACTTCCAATCCGGTCCCATCAGTAAACTGCATAAAGTTGGTGGCTGTTTTTGCTGCTTGTAAAGGATTCGCATTAATTGAACCAGATGGTAAAGAAGCTAATTTAGTTGATGTCCACGTCACTGTATATGGGCCAGAACCTTGAGTATAGTTAAATACTCTCAGATGTCCCCACGATTCATTTAATCTTGTTATAAGGCCCCACGTTGAAGTAGTCTTTTTATAAATCCATAACGACCATTCGCCTGAAGATCTTAGAAAATCCAATCCAGGATCTGAGTTATTTGCAGAGATAAAACTAAACTGGACATCTGTTGTCTCAAAACCTCTGCCGCCAAGTTTAAATGTTGTTGGCTGATTTGCATACGAACCTGTGATCTTTATTGTAGCAAATTCGACATAAAGATTTGACTCACCGTTTCCATCTACCGTATGCACTACCTGATTTGCGTCCTTACCTGCAGCGCCCTGTGGACCTTGAGGACCAGTTGCTCCAGTTGCTCCTTTATCTCCCTGAGGACCTTTATCGCCTTTTACACCTTGAGGACCTTGTGGTCCCTGAGGACCAGTTGCTCCTTTATCCCCTTTATCACCTTTGGCACCTGTGTCGCCTCTTAATCCTGTTATATCAACACAAATGACATTTGCAATATACCATTTAGTTGTGATATTGTTTGTCTGCTGTTCTATCTGAAAATATACGCTTCCTTTTGATTTTCCTGATGGACAAGTGAAGTTATATGTCGCTTCCTGCCAACTGTTACCAAGATCTTTGATTGATGTCGGCGCCACAATTGTATCGTAAGGTTGTCCAGACGTCCGCGTTATGTACCATATGCCGGAGTTCAATTCGAGGGAACCCGTTATCCGCTTTCGGTGAACAGTTATGCGATACTGGTGTCCCGGAAATACTGGAAAAGCTGTTGAGCTATTTTGATGATCTCTGCTATCAAGTATATTAACTGCCGCGCCATTTGGAGCTGTGACACTTGTATCAATCCTTGTTATCTGAGGCTTTCCTGACTCAAATAGCGGATTTACCCATAGATTTGTACCATTTTTTCCATCTTCTCCAGTGGCTCCCTTATTGCCATAAGCTCCAATAACCCTTTTAGCTGTATCATTTGTGGTGTTATTTGTATATGTAATTGTCTCGTAATTCCAGAGATATTTATTACTCTCCGTCATCGTAGGAACTGTGGATGACCATGATGTCGGCGCGGATGAATTGGATGAAGAAACCGCGTAATGCTCCACGATCCCCTTAATACCATTTCCGGTTGATCCGGTATCACCTTTATCCCCTTTACTTCCCCGATCACCGTATGATCCAATGATGCAAGGCGCAGTTGTACTCGCCACGGTTCCGTCGGTATACTTCACAACCTCATAATTCCAAAGATACTTCTTAGCCGCAGACACCGACTGGACAGCTGTTGTCCATCCACTCGTCGCTGCTGTAACCCCACTAGAGGATGTAGTTGCCAAATAGTAGTTAACTACAGATCCGATGCTCTTTCCGTTAGTGCCAGTAGCACCATTTGCACCCATACGGCTAACGCTATATATTGTGGATGTCGTATTGTCAGAGTAGCTAAATATAGTCCTCACCCACAGATATTGTCCGGCTGAAACTGTTGGTATAGATCCAGACCAAGTACCGGTCGGAACCGTTGTTCCAGACGTGCTTGCCTGATACGTAATCGCAGTCGATTTAATTCCTTTACCTGTATCGCCAACCAAGTCGTCCGGATGCGGTGTCCATTCTGTCGCCTTCGTTCCTTTTTCGAGTTTGACATTTGTGATGGCAATATCTCCGGACGCATTACTAAAGCTAAATGATAACGTTCCACCATCAACTGTTGCTGTTGATACTATCTGTGTCGTATACTGCTTATAGGCCGTACTTAATGATATGTCTTCGCCGTAGTCCGCAAGAGATCTTGATGGTTGTATTTTTTGCCCAGCAACCGATGCTTTTGCAATAAACGAAACTGTGTATGTTGTATTTGCAACCCATACCTTTTCGACATTCCAATATATCCGTTTTCCAGAAACAGGAATTACCGTTAAAACCTTGCCGTAGGCAGAATCATCAACAACATTTATCGTCACATCTTCAGCGACTATGTGTTTTGTCCCATCACTCAAGTTACTGTTTCTGACTAGATTCCACCCAAAGCCAGCTCCCTGATTAGCAACTGCAAATGAGAATTTCTTATAGATCGTAACCCCATCGACAATTACAGGGACACTTGCCTCACATGCTACAGAAATCACAGCAGTTGTCTTGAATGTAATTGTTGGAGATGCCGTTCCGTTATTTGAAACCGATGCGGAAATGCCAGTTGGGCATGAAATTGTTCCGATTGTAACCTTCGAACACTGAGTATCACCCTGATAGGCTATTGCTTGAGTCGTACAAGCGGAACCAATTGGTGCTCCAGACGTATTTCCCATGAAAGTATAGGTTTCACTTGTCAATACTACAGAATATGCATCCGTAATATCGGCAATTGTAACCTGGCATGATGCTTTAGCCGCCATTTTGAATTTTCCTCTCTTTCTTCATTACTCAAGCTGGCATGTATACGAGCCAATATTCGCGATATCATCTGCTGTTACGGTGATGCTTCTGGCTGTAGCTTTTGCCGTTGTAGAAGTGCCAACATACCATCTGATTATTCCGAGTGATCCACAAATACCGCCATCTGTGATTTCCTGCTCAACCCCACCCTTGAAAACGTGAGCGGTGAGAGCTGTACTTCCTCGACTGTTTTTAAAGGTAAAACCATTACTTCCGGTAATACTTATGACAATTCCATCCTTGCCAGCGGCTCCAGTTGCTCCGACTTCACCCTTCATTTTTGACCACTTATATGCAGTAACAGTAGTCGGATCATTTTTGTTAAAATCGACACAAGTGCCGATATATTCGCCGCTATCTTCCCCATCATTTCCAGTAAATGTTTTACCTGCATTGTTCGAATACTTAATGTGTAAATATGATGTCTTTCCGTCAGCACCTGTTGATCCCTGAATTCCTTTTTCGCCCTGCTTTCCTTGAAGCCCCTGAAATCGATACCATGTATATTTTTTAGGATCTGTTGAATCATCTGATGTAAAATCAACATAGGTTCCGATGTATGTGTCAGGTGTTTCGCTGATCTGACTTGATGACGTCGGGTTTGCAACTGAACTGTATTTAATGTGGAAATATGTTGTCGCGCCATCTTTACCATCTTTGCCCGCAACTCCCTGATCTCCTTTCGGACCTACCGCGCCAGCCTTGGCAACCGCGAATGAGAATTTCTTGTAAATCGTGATACCATCGACCACGATTGGAATGGTCGCTTCACATGCCGAGCTTATTGTCGCCGTTGTTTTGAAAGTGATTTTGACAAGAGATGTGTTGTTATTTGTTACTGTTGCGGATATACCTGTTGGGCATACAATTGCAGACTGGGTTACCGATACTTTCGAGCATTGATTCTGTCCGCAATATGCCGCGACTTCTGTCGAACAAGATTGACCAGCAGCAACGCCAGAAGTACCTCCGATGAATGTATATGTCTCACTCGTCAATACAACAGAATAAGCATCAGTAACATCAATTACCGTAATTTGATCAGAAGCTTTGATGAGAGAGTTTAGGATAAATTCGCATTTAAGTGTAACCTTGTTTTTAATGTCATCTGGTGCCAATGAGAATGTAAATCCATCACTTCCGATTCTCGAATCATTTGCAGAAATCACTGTAAATGATGTTTCATTGAATTTCTGCATAGACCATCTAATGCTAACCGTGCTGTTTCCAAATACAGTTTTAAGACGGCTAATGGAAGTGATTCTCTCTGTTCCATGGTAAATAACTGATGTGAGCACCATCGCCTGCGTGTCATTTTTGAAAATGTTTCCCCTAGACGATTCAATCGAAAGGCTTGTTGTTATTTCCTGTCTTACTTTATTGATATCATTCTGGATGCCATTGATGACATCGACTAAGTTATCACCATCTTCTGGCTCGTCTGGATCTGGATCAGAACTACCGCTTACACCAAACGAGATACTTTTTGCAGAAATTGCAAGCTGATATTCTCCATTTTGATTTTTGTAATACTTCAGGTAGTTTGCCTTATCCCCAAGCGATAACTGACCTTTGCTATCCAAATAGATTCCTCGAGTCGTATTGTCAACACTACTTTTTACCCCAGAATACAAAGAATCCTCAGTAATATGGAAACCACCGATTGTGGCGCCAAATGCAACGAGGTCCTTTACATCAATTTTAGTAGCCGTGATAGATTTTGCCTGAATAACACTACCATGGATGCTGTTATATTCTGTTTGTTGCGATTCAACACTTTCACCATTCGTATTGAGTTTATAATAGAGACCATCCGATCCCTTGATAACAAGCTTATCAGCAACAATAGTATTACCTTCGATTAAATCGCCTTTAATCGTGACACCGACTAATTCTCCTGTAATCGTCTGATCGCCAATAACCAGATCTTTGATAATACCCGATGTGGCATAAAACTGTTCAATCGCTGCCTTTCCGATATTTGAAAAGTCAATGTTCGCAAATTTCGTATCGAGTTTCTTAATCGTGGCATCTGTTGCATTGAATTTTTCTGTAGTTAAATCTTTAAACTCGCCATATGTAGCTTCAAGATTATTTACTTTAGCATTAGCCGCATTTAAATTCTTAATACTCGCATATTTAATATCGGCTGTTTCTGTCGTAAGCATTTTCGCCTTAACATTCTCGATCTCAGCAGAATTAGCAGTTAATTTCCCATCAACTTCAATATTCTTTGCTTTGAGATCATCGATTTCCGCAGCACTTGCCGTAAGTTTCTCCTTGATTGTCACGTTATCTGCTGTAAGATCATTGATTCTGGCAATCTCTGCTTCAAGCTCTTTCGTATTTACTTTATCGGCGATAACTATTTCAAACTCTGAGATCTTGCTACCCATCTCCTTGACATCTTTATCACTTGCCGATGGAGAGGAAATATTTCCAGTAACCATGGCAGTGTGATTCTTAATTGTAACGATTACCCTGTCACCGTCCGACAACACTGTAGTTGCAGATATCGGAGTCAATAAATCTGACCCATCAAGACGAACATAGTTTTTATTGTCGTATTTGACAATTGTTCCATAAGCACTCGACTCGGTAAGTTTTTGTTCATCATTGCTGGTAACCTTGACGAGTTGATCTATAAGATCACTTGATAGAATCACAACGTATCACCTCCATAATTTAGTTGTAAAAACAGCTTTTTCTGTTACTGGACATCCAGGCTCACATTTAATTGTCTGACTAATTACCTTTGCCTTAATATTGGTGAGTTTTGCTCCCTTATAATCAAGTCGGACGCAATCCCCAATTCGAACAGGGCAATAGCCATGGGTATATGTCACTGTGCATTCCAACGAAGACAAATCTCTAAGCAACTGTTCGGCGTATTCATTGATCTGATTTTTTGTTGGATTACCGATCAAATCCGGATTGCTCACCCTATGTACTATTTCTCTTCCACGACTCACTGTCGATGTAGGGCTGTTTGGATCATCGTTCACAACTCTGGCATAATACTTGTCATACCCTTCAGAATAAATAACCTCAACCACATTCGGAATTCCATATAGATCTCGATCAATACTGATATCTGGGTATAGAATAGAGCTGTTTCCGTCGTCGTATGTCCATACTGGCTGAAGTGATGCTGTGTCCTGATTCGGTGCAAATAAAATACGCCCTAACTCATCTAAGTCAAAGGAATACTTTGCATTAGAGATTAAAGCGCTTATATATGCCAACCATGTTTCATCTGTTTCGGCGACAAAGTTTGAAAATAATGGTTCTGAGTTGGTTGCCGCAACTACTGGAGCTCTCGCATGCGTCCTAGCAAGTCGATAGCCATTTTCCATAATATTTTCGCCTTTTAATAAGAAGAAACCTATCGGTGGCTTATTTTCTTTAAGTTCCATTAATGGTGTATAAGCATCCACCGATATATCCTCTACCCTTCCATCAAACTTTAATGATGGCGTTTGGACTAAGAATGTTCCCAATGGATGCTTATCTTTAAAACCATTTTGAATTGTAACGAGATATGCTCGAATATAGCATTCCCCAACCGATTCCGTCATATCAATCGAAGCTGACCCAAGAGTCTCAGCCGATGTATCACGCGTTATTGAACATGATTTCACCGTGCGAATCCTCTCGGTATCTTTCCATGTCCCTGGGTCAACGATATAATACTCAAATGATTGCTGCATCGATGCGGACCAATCAACCATATTCAGATACCTCCCTCAACTCGCGTGATATCGAGTGTTACTGGAATCGTAAGTACTTTGTGTGTCTGGCTGAACGAAACGGAAATATTTGCCCAGTATCCGCTTCCGGATGGTTCTCTTACATATACATCGCCCATCCAGATCGCAAGTCTCCGTAGAGCATATAGAGTATCAACATCTGATTTCTCTATCTCGACTTTCCAACTCGCAGTCTCACCGAGCTGTGTACCATAGTAACTCACAGGTCGTTTTCTTCCCTGATACTTTATAAGCGAAACATCGGCGCTGTGATTATCAGACACGTCGATATTATATGGCAGTCTTAAAAGAGATCCAGACCATGGTTTCTCGCTTGTCTCTTTTCCGTCAGTAACGTCAAATTCCTGCCACTCCTCATCCCATTGAATAATGACTGCTTTCTCATTCACCGGATAGCCAGGCATATCCGTATAACTTACAGCCCCTGTCGAAGTGCTTGTCGCCACGATACGATATCGAGCATAATCGAGTGCCGGATGCGGATCAGTAATGTAAGTATTCTTGCCATTTGCAATTCCAGTTGCTAGTTCTGTGAACGAACCATCGAATTCACGTCTATATACAGATAGTGTGATGCCTGACACCGGCTTACCAGTTTTGGCAACCCTCGCGCAAAAATATACAGTTGATCCATTTAATCTTCCAGAGTACACTGTTTCACCAGTTGTTGTCACCGCTCCATTCACCGACGTTCCATCAATTGTCGAAATTTTAGTTGTCGTTGGAGTATATGTTGACCCATTTTTTGTAACCTCATAATATTCATAAGGGTAATACTCGCAATATGGGCGTATATACGCAGTCAACGTGTCTTGGTTTATTCCAATTTCAGCACTCGGCTGGTAGGTTTCATCTTTCCAAGCGACCAGTATGTCAACTGATGATGTTGCGGTAAGACCAGAATTCATAGAAGCTATGCATGAAATTGTATAAGTAACATTATTTTCGAGGTCTATGTTTCCTGCTGAGAAAGCAATAGTAAGCTGATCCGTTGTATCAAAGTATTTTGAATAAATCTGCTCGCCTTTACTTATCATCTTCGAACAGCCAGCTTCGTCAACCGTCTCATATGCACTTTTTGTGGTTATTGTCAGATAATAGCCGATCGGTGCCTGCGTCTTAGGACCGGTCAGTCCTTTAAGATAAAACGGAAACGAAGTAATCTCATCAAGCGCTTCACCTTTTGAGTTTGTTATATTTAAAGACATGGTCGGTGGCGTATATACGTCGATAGTTCTCTGAATAGACCATTCTCCGTATTCCTTTGTTATGCCAGCTGTTCTAACTCTCCACTGAATTTTTGTTCCTTCAGTATACCCAGATGTCGAAACCGAGTATGTACTTGTAAGATCCTTTTTATCTTCATCAGTACTCTTCTTAATGGTTTTTGTCTGCTTATTACTTCCGATTATCAGCTCCAATTCAGCATACGTCTCACTTGACCCATCCTCAGCATTATGAACCCAATACAATGTGAGCGGCTCCCCAGTAATCGCCGTCGTTGTCGATGACCACGTTGTAGGAGCCACCGGTGTTTTTCCAATTACTATAGACTTCGGACTTGTCCATGCAGATTTGCCTTTGTTGTTTGATGCCCGTACACGGAAGAAATATTCATTTCCGGTTTCAAGACCAGTTTTCTCGTAATGGTTAAATTCGATTCCGCTTACTGTGCTCGTTTTATCCGATCCATCGAAATAACTTTCCTGAGTAGCATATTCGATATCATAGCTAGTCGCCGTCGTAACGCTATCCCATTCAAGATATATCGATGTTTTTGATGTTGCTTTAATTGAAGTTATTCCTATTGGCGCTGATGGTGCGGTTGCTGTATTGCTTGAATAATCGGTCCAAGAACTGTATAACTTTCCTCGATATGCTCTACAACGTACCTTATATTCCCCGCCAGCCGACACCGTACAAGAATAAGAAGCCAGCGTAGTCTTTAATTCAGCATTTCCAGTGTTAAAGATTGTTGTGTTATCTTTAACGATTTGGAACTGAATTCCGTCTGCCGCTGGCTTTGTTGATGTGTATTGTGCTGTGACCGTGAGTTTATACTTGTCATCAATCGACACACTTAAATTGCTCGGTGTTACTGGAGGGGCGTTCGTAAAGTCGTAGGTGATCGCCGTAGACCACTTGCCAGTCCAGTAACTTACCTGAGCATTATTTACTGTATGGGTTTCTGATATAGCTTTAACCCAGAATCTTACCTTTGTTGCGTTTGATGGTGCTGAATATGTACTCTGTCGGACATTTTCAGCAGTCGATGTTATGTTACCAACAAACCAGACACCATCTCCAGTTGCATATTCCCACCAAACGCTATAACCGTCTGTATTTGCTCTACTCCATTTCCATGTTGCGAACAATGTCCTATCTGTTCCAGCCTGCAATCCAAAATATTGCACAGTCGGCTTAGTAGGTGTTGAAGATGTGGGAGAAGTTTTTGGTGCAGAGGTTCCATTTACATCGAGATTAATGACCTGCCCAGGATAGATTATAGGATTTGTTTTCGATATCCCATTTTTATCCGCAAGCTGAGTCCATCGGGTGCCATCTCCAAGAAATCTTCTGGCAATCCCCCAGAGGCAATCTCCCTTAACAACTGTATACGTAGCCATCTTACACCCTCCTTCCTATTCTCGCCGCTTTAACAATAGTGCTTATTGCGTCTGAAATATTGCTTCCATCGTCGTAAGTTATTCCGTTAATTTGATATGTTGCATGTTCCATGTTACCAATGTCTTTTCGCAACTTATTGATCGCTGATACAACTTCGCCTATATCCCCATTTTGATTTTTATAATTCATGGATGTATTGATGTCGTTGAGACTCGCTCTGATTCCAATAGTTTGTCCTGTGCTAAGCATTCCATTTAAAGCACTGATTCCACTTCTCGCATTACTTAAGTCAACAACCGGACTAATCGTCGGCTGTGCGTCAATATTGCTATCAATCATACTCAGCATCTGTGCCAAAACACTCTGAGTTGTGCTTGTCGCGGTATCAGCCATTGTTGAAACAGATTTTTTGACCTGTCCTCCGAACATACTTATACCCTGAGCAAATCCTTGTGGCACGTAAGAACCGATCTCTTTAAACACTCTCGATGGGGAATGAATTTTCAGATTCTGTCTCGCAGCGTTTGAAGCCGCAGATGCCATCCGGGCAGCAGCCGAAGCCGCACTTTGAATATTTGCTCTGATTCCAGATGAAAATCCACCAGCCACATACGAACCCGCACTATAGAAACTGCTATAATAGCCTCGCATGTTTTTGACCGCTGACGATAAGCCTGACGTGGATACTGATACAACATTATCATTTTTGCTTTTTATGCCTGAGACAAACTTGTTCATTAATGTCGCACCGATCCCATGAAACATGCTTGCTTTACTACCGGTCTTCTTATTGTAGGTACGGTCTGGATAGTATAAATCCTCCGCCGTCTTCCATATCTTAGCCCCATCTGGCCTAGATGGATCATAGTCTTTGCTACCAGGGATATTGATGTGATATGATCCCTGTCTTTTATCAACACTTGCCTGTCCTTTTGCTCTTGAAAGAATAGTAGATGCTCCACCATAAACTTCATTACCATTTTCATCGATATGGGCCTGATATTTTTTCTTAAGAGCAGCAATATTATTATCCTTTTCGCTTGCTTTGTAGTCGAGCTTATGCTTTTCAGCATCAATGACAACCATGCTATGCTTGACCGCGCGGGCAAGCTCGCTGTCGGTTGCACCGGCAAGGGTCATATCTGTGATAAGATTCGAAATGACCCCCATCTGAATCCCAGTATTCTTCATCTTTGGATACTCGTGACCATTCCGATAGTAATGCTCTGTTCCATCGGCATCGACCTTGATTGTTCCGCCATAATCTAATTTAGGATCAAATCCTTCAAGCTCCTTGAGAGGCGGCTTGTTAAGAATCTTTACTTTTCCTTTTGGATCATGAGTAGGAATACACATTGCAGTATCGCCATCAAAGTCAGCTCCAGACAACTGATCCGCTATTTTGTGATTAATTCCGATAGCATCGACAACATCAGTGCCAAGAATCTTTCTGGCAAGAGCATTTTTGTTATTAACTGTAAGGATCGGGATTTCAAAGCGCCCACCATGCGGATAACGAATGAGTGCAAGCTTAGTTCCGTTCTCATATTTTGGAGCATATACTTCATTGTCTTTCAGCGTGTTGATTGGAATGATTACATGATATCGTTGCCCGGGAAGAGCTGCTGCTTTTAAATGAACTGCCGCCGAATCACAGGAATCCGCAAACTTCTCAAGCATATGCTTTTTGATCGTTGGATTAGTGATTGACATGTACTCATCAAATTCGGCAAGCTTATCTTTTTTGGCAAGATCAAGCTGTTTCTTAGCCAAGGAAAGCGACTGCTTAGCAAGGAACTGAGATGGGATTGCATTTGCCCATTCATCCCAATCGCCTTCGTCGGCTCTTTTATTAATAAGACCGAGCTTTTCTTTACCTGTTTTCTTATCCGTATACCAGTATTGACCACCTTTGTCAGCGTCTTTGATGGCAGATCCGAATGGATTATCAGGATCATCTTTCTTAATAGGCTTAAGAACAGTGCTTGTCTTATCACCAAGGGCTGGAGTTCCTCTTTTCTTATTCGTATTGAATACAACATCTACTCCGTCAGGCATATCGTCAGAATATACTGCCATTCCCTTAAGATAATGAGTTCCATCCACAAGAATACGGACCTGGGAATATCTGGAATCACCAAGAGATAAATCCTGACATCCTCTTCGAAGCTCGATTACACCATCTTTATCAACGCCTTTAAATCCATCTGTACCGACATCATCCGCATACCGGACCATAAGTCGCTTAGAGTCAAGGCTCGCAGGATATGTGAACTTTTTGTGAAAAGTCTCCCCATCGTTCTGTGACTCATAGTCATCGATTGTTTTTACTCTGCTGTAATCATAAATTTCTTTATGCTCTGTTCCTGGTTTACAAAGAACTTTCTGAATCGTCTGCTGTCCTTTTGTGTTTACCTGTGGAATACCGCCTGTATAAACAGGGCAACCTTCAGCTTTTTCAAGATAATCGAGTGCTAAATTTAAACGTTCTTTGGAAATACCAAGCGATACCTCTACTCCAGAAGTTACATCGATCATACCTTTCTCGTTAAGCTTTTCTCTGAGAAAGTTTACAGTATTCATCGCCTGATTCATCCGATCTTCTGAACTCGGATTCAATAGAGATCTTACAGTTGACTCCGATAAGCCCATCCGTTTACCAATCTCCGTAGCTCCAAGCCCATCGGCCTTTAATGATTTTGCTCTCTGAACTTGATCCAGTCGTCTTTCATATCCAGCCCAACTCACCTGTCTACGATATTCTGTGGAGGTCAGTCCCATAGACTTTGCAATTGCATTATCGCCGGTCCAAACTTTTCCCTCGTCATCTGTATATGTAAAACCAGCTTTTTTAAGTTCACTGATTCGACCAAGAAAGTCGCCGGAATGCTGATATGGATTCTCTCCAGATCCGTAAGGATATCTTCCACTATGCCGAGGGGTTCCATAATGCTCAAGATAATTATTTTCTTCTCTATCCGATATGCCAAAATACGACAATATCTCGTCTGCGATCGAACTCATGTTAATATACCCCCTCGCTTACTTTATCCAGAAACTCGCTCTTTCGAACGATTTCGTCCATCGTCTTAAGAAGCTCTTCCGTCGTTGGCTTGTGATATAAAATCTCATTGTTCTGATAGATTCTGAGTTCTTTATCGATTTCTCCCGGTTTCACTTTGTATTCCAAACAAAAAAGAGCAGCGTATACAATTAACTGCTCCATCTTTGCTGGCTGAGTTCCAGACTTATAGTCGTGAATTCTCAGAAAATTATTTCTGAAAGAAATCGCATCCGCTGTTCCAAAACAATGGTTTGAATAATATAATGGCTGTTCCGGAGTAAGCTTAAATCCGATAGCATCATTAACATAATTCAAAAAATTCTCATAGATGCGATCCATATCAATAACATCTCTAGGAATTCCATCACCAAGAACATGCGATAAGACAGTTAATCTATCTCCTTTTTTAAGTTTTAAATTATTACGAATAAGTGTTTCTGCCAATTCATGAAGAGATGTACCCATTGCCGGGGCATATATACTTACTCGTTTTTGAAGTAATTCTTCTTCTGTATATTTCAGCCAATAAGGCTGTGAGGGTGCAAGGAATGCGTGTTTACCTCTAAGATCCGAATGGTTATTGAAAATCATTGTAGATAATCCTCCTTATTCGTTGAATCTTTGTCGAAGCTCAGCCATCACCTCATCCTTATTTTCAGGATAGATAAATGCTGAATGTGACATTTTGTTCATCTTATTCACGTAATAGTCCTGATTCGGCTGGTGCTTAGCCGTCGCGCATTTCTTTACCTCGAGCGTGCTCCATTTATCTCTATAGAGAATGAGTAAGTCAGGAACTCCCTGTAAATATGAACTGTCATTTTTCAGTACCATACATCCTGGGAATTCTTTCTTTAACTCTTTAATTAGATTTGCCTGAAATTTACTCTCTAACATAACGGAGCCTCCTTAAAAACATATGGGCCTTCTGGGTCACGATCCCAGGACCTTCCGGTTATGAGCCGGATGCTCTAACCAACTGAGCTAAAGGCCCAAAATATAAAGAAGCTGCTCTGGCATATTTTCGTTTGGCGACTGATGTTCTCTATCTTTCAAAGCGAAGGTATGAAATATAAATGATTAAAATTCACGGATGGGAGGAAAGGTAGCCCAAATTCCGCTACAATATGCCAAAATAAAAAGTGCCAACAAGCAACTTCTTCTCATAAAAGGGTATGTTTTTAAAGCGCACGGGGTAGGTGGTGCGTAGGATGTGAATATAGATTTAGACTTAATTACTCGATAAATTCGAAATGATATCCGAACTTATTAGAATTAAATGGATAGCCGACGCATCTGCTGATCCTTGCTCTGCTAAGACCAATGCATTTGCTGGCTTCAGATATCGAGTCGTAGACTTCTCCTGTTTCCACGACTCTAATTTTCTTACCCTTTGTTTTCGGCTCTAAGGTAAGATTGCTTGCATCAACATGCTTTTTGTTTCCGTCATTATGACAAATATAAGATGACATGACATCTCCATGCAAAAATGATTCAGCGACCAATCGTGATACTTTTTTCTTTTGCTTTTTATGATTCTCATAAAGGTACACCATAGCATTACCCTGAAAATCATAAGAAATAGTTTTAATGCGACCTGTCTTTGAGTTTTTAACTCTTCCAGCATCACTAACTTGATATACATCGCTGGTTCCAACGGGTTTCCACTGTTCTTCTTCCACTCGCTCCTCCTTCCGAATATTCTTGTTATTTGTGGCGAAATAAAAAGAAGAGGTTTATGCCCCTCTCCTTCATAATAGGCTATGTTTTTTTCGCGAATAAAATAAAAGGGCCTGAGTATTTAAACCCAGACCCAAATATTTCTTATTTTTCAATTGCAGGATCAAATGCGCATACACCCGGATAATATTTTTCAACAATATTTTTAAATAGTATATATTCTTCTGCCGTGCATTCTATGACTATCCGATAATCGGTAATTTTACCATCAGGTGTTTGTCTCCGATATATCGCATGCGGCGTATTGCCATGCGGATAATCGCATATGGCGCACATCATTCCGTCGATTCGTCCTGTAATATAAATCGCAACAACCTCATCCTGTATTTCATTAAGATCAATAATAGTGCTAAATTTTTTTACTTCCATAGTATGTTTCTCCCTTCCAAAATATCAATTAACCATAGATTAATTCATTAATGCTACATTTCAAAGCTTTCGTAATTTTCAGCAAATTATAAACTGTCGGAATAGATTTTCCGGTGCAGTATCTGCTTATCATAATTGACGATATACCAGTCTTTTGTGAAAGCTCATATTGAGTCATTCCAACCCTCATAAGCTTATAATATAATCTTTCAGAAAAACGCTGATTGAAATCCTCCTCTGACAATTCAATGCCTTCGGTTTCATCAAATATAAGATAAATGCTTCTGCTCATGAAATCATAAATATATCTTTTGCCGCCACCAGTCTTTAGCGCTATTTCCATTTGACCACTTGGATACCAATCCACAATATCTTCCGCAAGTTTCGGATACTCCTCAATGAAAGAATCAAATACAGGACCCCAATAATCTTTTCCCTTTTTCATTTTGCTCGCCTTTCTCATGATTTATTTTCTGCTATACAAAAATAAAAATTTTTCGCAGTTCCTATTTCATTTTAAAGTAAAAATTAAACTCTACTTTAATTTCTTAAAGTCTATTTTAATTTTTTCCCTTATACAAAATAAGAAAAGTAAAAATTTTTAGCCAAAATGATTTATTGCTATACAAAAATAACCCGATTTTGGCATTTTCTGCTATACAAAAATCATTGACTCCTTATTTTCTGCTATACAAAAAATACACGTCACTCGTCAAAATCTCCCTCTTCTTCGTCATACCATCGATTGTAAATATCGTCTACAGATTCATTTTTATTATGATCGACTGTTACTGGTTTGGTAAGATTTCCCATAGTTCTCACGCTTTTCATAATATAATCTGCTTGTGTCTCTCCATCGATGGCGCATAATTTTACGAATTCGTCATAAAATTCTTCGGGAACCCTGACGTTCAACTGTCTAGTTTTCCTCTGCCCTTTTATAGGTCTACCACGCTTTCGTTTTATCTCTTCCAACACTATCCCCTTTCAGCAAAATATCATCACAACAATTATTGAATAATCTCAAATATCCTTCCCTATAATTCACGGAAGCACGCGCGATTATATTCCCATCTGAATCATAGATATCAGCAAGAGGTTGTCCACAATCAGGGCATAATAAATAATGTCCAACCACGCCACTTCTCATATCACCATGCACCATCCTTGGATAGTTTGAGTCATATTGGAACTTACAGCCACAACCGCATTCGCTTTCGAATAATTCTCCTCTGATTACATCATGAAATTTTCCAATTTTTTTAATCTTAACCATTTTGAAACCTCAATCCTCCAATTCGCCATGTCTTCCAACCTCTTTACCATCTACAGAAATATGAAAATCATAATCATCGTCCTGGATATTTTCCCAGCTTTCTTTCGCACCCGAGTTTATGAATTTCCGCAAAAATTCTGGGATTTCGTCAATAAAATCTTCGAGTTCATCAAGATCTTCGAGCTGATCATGCCCATACAGTCGATCAAGATTCCCTTTCTTCACACCCCTGTAGCATAAATTCCACCCAGATCCAGATCCGCTATTGATAATTGTATATATGTTACCATTAAAAATAACCGTAGCATTCATATCCCAATAATATCCATCATTGTATCCGGATGATTTAATAACATTAATCTCTTTTCCATCAATAGTTTCTTTTAAAATCATAACTATTTCTCCTCTGATATATTACATAGTTTCATATAAATCTTGTTAAGTTGCATTGCCACATATGAAACTATAAACATTGTTCTTTGATAGTATAAATTCTCAATATTTTGTCCACACCCATATATCGAATTGGCATCTACCGCTGCTTGCTTGCGAACTTCTTCGAATGTTTCAATAAGCATTATATATCGCATACTATTATTCATATTTTCATCCGCTGAAAAATTAGTACGCTTTAACACTGATTGGAGTACCTGGTTTGTATACATTAGTCCTTCTGTTTGAAAAAGATGATTGCGTTTTTGCCATACATCATCTGGCATGTCTTTACAGTATTCGCAATATCCATCGACGGTCTTTATATTGTCTTGAATCTCCTTCTCGATAATCTCTCGGGCTTTTGTGTATTTGCTCATAAAATATCAATCCTTTCAAATCCCAGCATCATAACAATCAGCCAAATATGTTGTGATGATATCCTGCAGATCATTTTTCGCACGTTTCATAGCATCTGCCAATTTTCGATCATAATATGTGTTACATATAGTTAGCCTATTAAACATTCCTTCAAAATATAAAGCATCACGATGAATAGGCGCACTTTTTCCCATGAATATCATCGCATCGCCATGGCCAGCCTCAGATAATTTCTCTAAATATGTCTTCAAAGAGTCAACCGTAAGACATTCTCCATCGAATTCATCGGTTCTTCTGGATTGTAATTCATCTTCTTTTAGTTTTTCTAAACAAGTTTCACCTGTTTTCAATAACTTAAGCACATCTCCAAATGACGGCAGTGAGATACAGTCTTTTGATTCCAGATAGGTTTTTACATCGTCACTATTCGACTCGTACTCGTCTACGTAGAAATAAGTTGGAACAGCAATTTTGTAATATTTGGGCAATATTGGAAAAATCATAATCGTAACCTGCTTCTCTGGCCAAATAATTTTAGTAAATCCATTAGAATCATCAACCTCGAAATTGCCACACTTTTGCTGAACAAGTTTTCTTAAATAAAAATTTTTAAAATTATTGGCATTCGTATAAATATTAATAACCATAATATCAATCCTCCATTTTTCTATAAAAAAAAAGAAAAAGACCCAACGCATTTTTAACGCTGAGTCTTTAATCTCAGTTAAGTGATACATGAATCGCCACTTCAAGATTTTTCACATATCCATAGACGTCGCCACATTCAGTAATATCAGATCGTAATTCAACCTCATTGAGCCACATGTCTTTGGCGTTAGCTATTCTCAACGGTTCCCTATGTTTTTCACAAATAAATTTAGAATATTCTAAATCATATCCATTCTTTCCAGGATATAATTCATAAAATTCTTTATTCCATTTTTCATACATAGGATTAACCAGATCGACAAATACATTTCGCCGTGCCACGAACTCCTTAATAAGATAATTTTTAACCTGCTCTCTTAATACCGAAGCACCCAATCCTTTAAATGTGAAATTAGCTACCATTGTCGCCATAATATAATCACTCCTTTCATTAAAGTGCATGTAAATAACGCGGCTATTCTTTTTACCCATTAAGAATCTTTAAAATATCATTGAATGATCCCAAGCAAACACATGACCTACCTTTGAGTATAAACTGAAGTGTAGCCGCTGCGACCGAATTATTCGTATAGTAATAATCTGGGCAATTTGCTGATCCGTCAAACCAGGCCACTGGCGGTAAATAAAGCATTCTGACTAGGATATTCTGCGTATGAAAATAAAACTCGTACCCATCAAACATTGGACGATATACAAGATAGGTGCAACCAGGAACTTCGAGAAGACGCTTTGTATAATATAGAAACTCATCGCTTGTTTTATAGCACATGTAAATATCAATGATCATGTTTTCCATTCCTTTCCTATTTATTATTATCTCCCGAATATCTTTTGCGAAGTATTTCCTTGTATTCGTTAAACCACTCTTCCACATGGCAAACATCTATCTTGATTGATGTACCCTCTTTGGTTTTATAACTATCCCAGAAGCTGTTATCGATTTCCTCTTTAATATTGCAAATTATTTCTTTGAGAGGAACCATTTGCGTAATATTATTCTTTGGTATAATCTCAACTATAAAGTTGCCACTTTCCACATACTCCATCTGAATAATCACCATATCTCTATCCTCATCTTTCCTATGGATTGGATTATTGATATACTGATCTGACCAAACTTCAATTCTCGAATCTTCTCTTGTCTTTACCATATTTTTGCATCCTTTCTGAATGAGTTTCTTCCTATTATAATAGGGTTGAATTATCAACGATCGGTTATTTTCAGAACCCCTCTTTCTTCAGCAACTAAAATAGTTGCCAAAGCCATAAGTGTTATCACGTATGATCTATTTTTCTTACGCGGAGAACAATAAATAAACTGCATGCTATTGTCTGCCGCTTCGTATGCCTCTCTAAGAAACTTTTTCTGGCTATCCGTTAGAGGTGCAGCGCACCAAATCTTTTCAACATATTCTACAACATCAGTCTTCATTCTTTTATCCTCGCTTCCGCGCCAAATCTATAGTGCACAACGGCATCTTCAAAACATGGTTCCTCTGTAAAGTTTCTTTCTCGCATCCCGACATGTATTTCGATATCGTATTGGTCCACATTAATCGCGCCGCCGTATTTTTTATTTATAAATTCGGCTATTATCTTTTTAACATCTTCCTCTGTAAGCTCGATATCTATATATGTATTAACGTTCATTCCACATCATCCTCCTTGATTTCTGTTGACTGGTCTGCAATGTATCACAATGCCATTTAAAGGAGTTATGATTTCATATTCATATTGGTGAATATCAATGTCTGGAATATTTTTCCGCATCTTTTCAAAAAGCATATCCGAAATATCATCGGCTGTAAATTTGATAATCATATCACTAGCAATTTCCATCTTCATTCCTCCTGTAATCTTCCACTTTAAGCCCAAAGCACCATTTAATCATTTTCTTCTGAAACCAGTTGAAATGATAGTCTACGAATATCAAAAGGCCATAAGTCTTTCCAATTTTTACAGTAGAACCATTTATAATATCAGGATCTACTACCCTAAGACGATGCTCATGTGTTTCCATAAATCCTCCTATCGATCCATATAAATATCAAGCGCTCCGAATTTATAATGGCAATCTTTATTTTCTTTGCTCATATCTTCAAGAATTTCGATAATAAATTTGCCAAAATTAGATCCTTCTTTATAATAAAAATTTAACATTTCTGCCGCTGGGTATGTAATAAATCCCATTGCACTTGAATCAGTCTTCGTAGCTTCGATTTCTAATGGAATAATTTCCTCATCTTTTAGATTAGAAAGCATTTCTATCATTTCAGTTTTTCCAAGCCCTTCATCGATTGGCTTCTCCTTTAAAATAACATCATACTTATCTTTCATATGCTAATCCTCCTATTCATCCCCAAATATATTCAAACAGTCCATAATAGCTGCTATGAGATTCATAAATGCAACATCAAACTTTTTAAATATGATACACAACATGATGCATACAAGGTTTGCTACCAGCAATATTTTCCACATTGTCTTTTCCATTATTTTAGCTCCTTCTCAAATCAACGATAAAACATACTGATTATCATTGTCTAATGTCCACCACCGAGGAGGTTGCGGTCGTTGTTTTCTTTTACTTTACCCATTTATTCTCCTATAAAAAGTAAACGAGTGATACAAAATAATGCAAAACTTGGTCAGTTACATATGATATTTTTTGATATCTTGCTTTTAACGGATCAATAATACAGTGTGTCAAAAAAACAACTCCAAGCTGCCAGGTTAATCCAAAAACAAGGTAAAATGGTAAACAATACAACGCACAATGTATGAATAAATGATACCAATTGCTTCCTTTAGTCTTTGCAATAAAGTCGCTTTGTAAAACATAATCACCAATCAAGTGACAAAACACTAATAAAATTACCTTATTCATATATTCCATACTTGACATACCTCCTACTCTCGCTTAACATGAACATGCCGAATAATGGTTCTGAACTTCTTTCAGACATTCCATCATCAATCCATAATCCGTAAATCTATCAATATCTTTGATAACTGCCGTGCTGCCGCATACATTAATAAAGATACATTTTGCATTCTCGCAATAGTCTACAGTCACGCGCTTGTTATTCGTGCATTCATTGGCTTCAAACATCTCATTCATCTTTTTAATCCAGTTTTTCATTAGAAATCCCTCCAAATAATTAATTCAGAATATGGTAGATTTTTTACCCATCTGCCATTTCATAAATATCCATCAAAGTATCAAAAGTAAATGTTTTACTTTTAATTCTCTTCCAAAATCTTTTTATCCCTCATCTAATTCTCCGAAAAGCTCTTCGTATTTCGCAAGATCCGACTTTATCAATAGTTCCTTTACCTCATCTTCCGTCAGAACCTTGCCGCATGTCGATACATCTTTTTCGTAAGTCAGAAACCAATGTCCTTTTTTAGTCTTATACAGTTTTGTGGATTTGGCGCTATATAAGACATTTCTCCCAAGAAAATATCCAGAATAGTTATATTTGCATTTTTCTGAGATTAGCTCCATTTTATCAGTGTCATATTTTAATTTATCAATCACAAATATCATATTTTCGTCCCTTCTCGTCCGTTATTACAGAACGGCAAGCTATACATTTTCGGTATATTTTTTGCTATTAGTCCAATAATTCTTTGTCAATAATCTGAAAGTTAGCTCTATGAATATAAAGTGCTTTTCCGTCAATCATTAATTTTGTCGTTTTCGGCAGATCTTCGCATACCTCATAATACACACTATCACCAGAATAAGCACAAATCGGATCACCAAGCTGAGACTGGATGACGACTACACGAGCCTTACCAAAATAATTCTTAAATCTATTGACAACGCTTGCAATCATAACATTCTCTCCAAGACTACCATCAGTCTTACTATCAATCACTTCTGGACTTTGAAAATCCACATCTGGATTTAATCCCTTTTCCGCAAAGATCATTGTAGTACCGCAGTTCTCCACTTCTTTGCCGTCAATCGTAACCGTAACTACGCTGGATAATTTTTTCGTATAACCCCAACTGCCGTCTGAATACGTTTCTTCTTTTACAACATTTGAGTCCAAGTCAATTTTCTGCCCACTCATATCCATGAATTTTTCGCCTTCATTCGTATAAAATGAAGCATTATATGTATTACCAGTGATAGAACCATTGAGATCGTTTACTTCGCTATTCAACCCTTCACAACCTGTAAGACAAGTCATTAAAATAGATGCTGCTAAAATTCCTGCTACTAATTTTTTCTTCATGTATATTTTCCTCCATGAGAATTCCTTTATTATGTTCTTTTCGCGTTGTTTTATCGCCTTTTTTTCATTCATTCTTTTCGTTATTCCAGACATAACTAACATGAAAAATATCACGACGTATTTCAGTAACCAATATCAATGGTTACAAAACAAAAGAGCCCTTATTCAGGACTCTACTCGATATCTTTCTCGGATATTACAAATTGGTCTCCGGTGTCCTCCATCTCGATCAGGTATTTCCCCGTATCTTCGAACACTTCTAAGATAATGGCATACTGTCCTCTGAATCTAATCTCGTCTCCTTCATAAAATATCATTTCTTTTCCTCCTCGTTATAAATTAGTTTAATCCCGCGTGTATCTGGAATTTTGAACGCCTTAATAAGCCGACCGCACTTAGGGCATCTTTCAGGACTGATCGCTGATTGATGTATATAGTGTGCTTTATGAATATCTCCCTCTTCTGCATCAGCCGCATATACTTTTATTGGCGGTTTAGGATTATAATCGTATTCGAAATGTTTGAAGATGTACCCACATTCACAAACTGGTTTGAAAGTTACTATCGCCATATGTGTTCCTCCATTCGAGCTTTTTCAATTAACGCATGTCCCTTTTCAATGCCTGCCTCATATCCTTCAGAATATCCGCGACGAAATATAGCGCTGTTTTCTTCAGCAGTAACTAATTTTTCAGAAATATCTTGCCCATACTGCCTAGTCATTTGTATTAGTCGAATAGCTTGTACAAGCTCTTCTTTGCTGACAACCGTATAGAAATTACTACGGATGAACTCGTCTATAGTTTGAAATATAAATTCATCAAGTGTTTCGGTGACCGACATATGTACATTATTGATGGTTTTCTCAACCTCGCGAATATAGTCGGCATCCGATGCTTTATTAGAAATATCCATCACTTCTTCTCCTCCACCATTAAAGAGCCATCCGCGTTGTATCTCGGACAAAGACTGTTTAGAGAATTGTCATCGAATACAAGTAAGTAATGAACGCCCGTCTGCTCGTCCACATAGTCGACAAGTTTATTGGACATTCCAAACCTCCACATTCCCTGACTATCATTTTCTCTGAAATAGAACGAATTGGCATAAACACCAGTTCCACATCCAATCAGCATTCCAATAACAAGTCCGATTACGCAAAATAACATAATTCTATTTTTCTTCATTTTTTATTTCCTTTCCTACTTTTGTAAATATCCGCTTTATAATAGTTGCAAAACAAATTGCTATTTTAATTTAAATTTCTGCTTCTACAATTTCTCCATTTTTCATTGTATACCAAACATTTTCTTTGATTTTTTTGCCATCTACGCGGACAATTTTTGCTCCTTTTAAGATCCATTCATTCTGTGTCCAATAATTATTATCATTACCATCCAAGTCAGCAAGTACGAGGTACGAACCAAGAACTCCTCTCGCTCTTCCACGATAACCCCAAGCCACAGCAACACTTTCTGAGTCACCTGCCTCGGCTTTTCCCTTATAACCTGTTGCAGATGAGGTTCCACAATTACCCGTTGCAGATGAGGCTCCCTTAATCTTCATCAGATTTTGCTTCTGGATTTACTTTTTTAGTTGTGTATTCAATTGCCGCTTTTACTAACCCAGCAATATTGATCTCTGCTCCAATTTTAATTTTAGTTGAAGCAACTTTGATACCATCTCCATGAAGTTCACCACTCTGTTCAACTTCATGGTACACACTTTTATTTGGGTTATAATAACTAAAACAATCTAACGGATATTCACATGTATGAAATCCTCTTTCACAAACAACTGCTTCTTTTTCTTCATATTCTTTCCCTTCCTCATACTGGAATCCTTGACAAGTCATATTTTCATTAAATCCCTTATAAGTTTTCATTTTATTCCTCCATAATTATATTTTACATTCTTTATCGTCTATCACGCATCAACGAAGATTAAATGATAAGCCAACTCCTATACATTAATAATTTCCTCATTATTTATACACCCCATTTCTGATAGAAATTGGACAATCAAATGCTCCATATTCCTTAACAATTTCTTTTGTCTTCAAATCCACTTTAATATATCCTTCTAAATGTGGAAAACCTCCATCATAACCTTTAATATACAAATATTCGCCACAAATTCCAGCTCCAATAACACTCATCGATGTATTGGCAAAATACGCATCGCCAATTTCATGTGCCATATTGTATACCGATTCCGTTTCACAAGTCTCAGCATTCTCAAGTGCCTTTATTGCGTTGTCTATAGCAAGCGTATATATAGTTACTTCATCAGGCTTAACTTTCATCAACTGAGCAATGAAATAGTTAGCAAGAAGTGTTTTCAATACCTCCGCCGTTTCTTTATATGTAAGCCCGTCTTCGCCATTTACAATATCATTTAATCTGCTCATCTTTATCCTCCTTTACCGTGTCAATGTGATTTACTCGTTCATTATCACGCTCGCATTTTTTCATCATTTCACGGAGATTAATGTTTGATAGAGTCTCATCTCTGGTGAAATATCGTTCAGCAATCTCTTCCCACTCTTTTTCAGATCGGGCAATTTTGATTGGCTCTTTCGGATTTCTTTTCTTAAGCTCAGAAATATATAAATAACAGCTCCGGACGAATATTGCAGCATCTTCTGAAGAATATCCATGCACGAAGACCAACTCGTCCGTCAGTTCAATGATAGCTCTCTGAAGATTCCTATCGCTTAATTTCTCGACCTCAGATCTTCCAATACTTTTCATTATAGCAATCACTCCTTTAAATATTTTTTATTTAGTATACGACTGCATCTCTTTCAATCTTATAAACCATGTCACTCATTACTTTTTCACATTTTTCACTACAAATATAATTTTCATAGTTATACTGCAGTCTATTTGTCATCTTTCCGCAAACGCAGCATGGTTTTGCCTGATCTGTCAGAATATAGCCGACTGGGGTTTCTTTCTCAAGTTCTTCTTTTAGCAATCTTTTGAACTCCTCCGCATATTTCTGCGAGTCTTTTTCATATTTGATTCGCTTATTATTCCATGCGATATAGTCATTTGGGTATTCAGCCTTATACTCTGGTGCTACGAGATTGTGCTTCTCCAGAATAATCAGACCACATCTTATTCTGGCTTCCGTTTTTCTGGATAATAATTGTCCATTCATATATTTATATAATGATCCTATCCCAACACCGGCAAGTTTTGTAAACCGTACCGATCCGAGATTATATTTTTCTAAATATTCATGAATAGTATCTCGTGTAAACATATCTATTTCCTCTCTATATTTTATACGGACATGTCTTTTAGGTCTTCCTTGAGAAGAAGGAGAAAGTCTTTCAAATCTTCAAGAGTAAATCCTTCCTTATTGCAGGTATTGGTTCGACCTAAGTGTTTGTAGTAATTAATAATTGTACCACTGGCAAGATGAATGATATAAAATTCGTCCTCGGCATAATAAAGCAGGAAATTTTCTGTGTTTTTTATACCCTGACACATGACTTCAATGTCAAAGATTTCATCAGAGGTAAACACCTCCCGGAATACTTTTACAAAATCTTCCCGTTCAAAATGATACTGTGGGAGATCATCGAGATATTGATTGTGCATATCATTTCCTCCTTAAATAAAGAAAAGAGCCTGAATATATTTCGCTTCAAGCTCTTAAAGAAAAACATTGGATAATAAAAGAGGAGTAACCCATTTGAGAGCTACTCCTCTAAATACCAATCAATATTTTCAGTTATATGTGTGGTACGAATTCTTAGATTTTCCAAAAAGTCTTTTGAAACATTATCAGACGGTGCTAACCAAAGCGAAATTGCGAAGTATCGATCGGCTACTTTCTGATTTCCATCGTCTTCTTTTCTCCAGGAACTCTTTAGAAAATATACAGATAGTCTCCGCCTAAGTTTTCTTATAAATTTCATTCCGACCAGTCCATATCAACTTTCTGAATATAACAGCTCTGATAATCCACAAGCATAACCGAATCTTTTTTAAAGTTTATAATACAAGGCTCATTCGCATCAACATACGTGTCATATATAGCTGTTTTCCACATTGCTTCATTATATTCACCAATGGTGGATTTATCTGTCGAATTGTATTCTTTATATTGCTCGTTGTTTTCGAACAGAATTATATTACTGCCTTGCTCGTCATCATTGCTTAAATACGACAGAATATAAGTTCCCTCTTCAATTTGATCCGATGAATATAATCCGGGCTTAAGGATTTCGCCGTCATTTAATATATTTTTATCTTTTTCTGTAGACGATTCGCCAGTTAAAGATCCATAAGACTGATCCATAATTAGAACATTGCCATCCGAAATATTTACTGAGCATGTTTCATCTGGATATACATATGTGCAGTAATATGAATTTGCTTGGATAGCATCATCCTCTTCTCCGATTGTGGATCTGGGACTCGTGCGATAATATCCCATATAGTCATCAATAGTCTCAAAAATGATTATTTCCATTGAAGAATCTTCGCCCCTGTTCGTGAAAGTATAGCTTCCAGCTTTCAAGTCATCTCCTACAATATATATTCCAGATGCTATACTTGATCCATCATTTTCATACCAATCGGTGTCAGTCACGACATCTTTTGAATCTGAGACTATGCTTTCGCTTGATGATTCCGTTTCTTCTTGATTCGTTTCTACTGAATTTGATGATAGATCATTATTGTTTTCGATTACACCGCTGCTATCTTGGTGCGTTGTATCGGTCGACACTGATTTCTCAGTTCCTTGGCATCCTGTAAAACAGATAGTTGTTCCTAATACCAAACATACAATGATTGCTCTTTTACTTTTCATATAAAGCCCTCCTTTTATTGGTATTATTGTATCATACTTTCCACAAATATAAAAGGAGAGCCTCAGATTTTCCCAAGACTCTCCAATACAATTAATCTTCATCAGCAAAACCGATTAGTAATGAAACTCCCGTATCATTTGTAAATCCATCGACCTTTAAAAAATCCTGTCCTACAGTCCCAAGATCTTTGATGGCGATATCGTTAACTAATGCCATCTTTCCGCAACTGTCTTCCCAGAAATCGTCAAGTTTTCCAACACTCATATTAGGCTGTGGTAATTCTTTATATGGTTTTGAAATAATTGCTTTTCTAGGCTTCAGCAGTTTCTTTCCTGTCACTACTAAAACGATACCTCCAACAACCACTCCGGTTCCGATGAGGATCTCTTTCTTATGTTCCTTTACAAATGTTTTGATTTCTTCTAATTTCATAGCTGTTCTCCTTTCAAGAATATCAATTGTATTTCATATGAGTGTATGTTTTTGTCGCGATTAGTTATACAAATTCAGAACATACTCAAGAGCTTTCCTAGCGATATCATCTTTCGGCTCTATATCCCAACCACGATCATAATTGACAATACAACTTTCGAAATAATGCCAAGGAATAAATTTATCATCATATCCTATCCACAGTTTCGAAATTCTTCCATCATTGATTCCATACTTACTACCGGTCTTAAAAACCTTTGCCTCATATACGAATTTAGAACCATCAATTTCAAAAGATCCTTTTTCCCACATAACTCATTCCTCCACCTTTTCTATACGCCATCCTGCTATATCAGTGATTTCTATGCCATGCAATGCCATCACATCATCTAACATTGCAAAATCTTTAAGAGTTGGTGATTTTGGATACGTAAATAGTGGACGATTATTCTTGTCTTTATATGGTGATCCGATGATCGTCTCTCCGTCTCTTAATATTATTATGATTCGCTTCATAAAATATCTATCTCCTATCTCAAATCTTATTCGGACTACCAAATATGTTGTTTATCAATTCTTCCACTGTATCTGGATTAAGTAATGCTCCAGCAGCTTTCGGATGTCCGCCTCCGCCATATGCATGAGCAATTTCATCTCCGAGGTTAATATTGTCTCTAATTGTTCGAAAGCTTATCTTGCCTTCGGAAATGTCAATGATTGCGATATATGCAAGTTTCGGATTTAGTTCACATAAACGATTACCAAGTTCACTGATATATCGTTCCGCAAATACCACTCCATATCTGTTTCCAAATATATCTTCCTTTTTAATAATCTGAGAATTTTTCTTATCAATATAGTGGTTTATGTCTTTTCGTAATTGAGCAAGCATTGTTTTCTCTTCCAGTCCAAATGCCGGAAATAAATCAGCATCTTCCAATGATATTTTAGGAATAATCCATTCAATAAATTCGACAATCCCATACATTGAAAAGAGATCATTCATATCTTTGCTGATATTTCCAATATTCCCGAGTTCTTTCCAATGCCATGTATCCCAATCTCTCACTATAGTGACAAATTTGCCGATATTTTTCACGGCATCAATATTATGTATGTCAAGCATTGAAAAATTGCATAAATACATGTAAAACAACTCGGTTCCAGAAGTTTTAAGATGCCCACACATCGGCGTATTCTCCATGACCTGGCACCAATCATATTTATTCAGCCAAAGTGCAGTCGCATGATGATCGAATAATCGAGGCATTATATTATCCTTGTGTTTTTCTATCTGTCTTGCAACCTCTTCACTAACACTTAGATCAGTGATATAGAGGCCATAATATGCTGAATTGGATAAACTACGGCTCATAATAAATTTGAGCACTTTTTGATTAACATTGTCATATGAACAAAATTCAACATCGACATTTTCATACCCAAATGCCAAGTACGCAAGGACAGCACAACCAACCCCATCAAGATCTGTGTGTGTAAATAATTTAATTCGCATTTTCTTTTCCTCCGATTTTTAGAAACTTCTTTTATCGACTTGCTCAAATCTATATTTTTGCTTAATATATGGGTATTTTTTATGGTCAATTTTTCCCATAAACATATCATATGGACGTGCAAACACATCTCCGCAACGAACATTCGAGCCAATAGGTGTTCCATCATATAGTGCCTTATAAATGACGAGTATTTCACCATTTTCTGTATGCCGTGCAAAATTTAAAACCTCGTATCTGTATAAATTATTATCCTTTTTAATATCATTTGCACTAAGCATTTCTCTTTTGAAGTGCTCGACAATATCTCCCTCACGTATTCTTACTTCTTTCTCAGCCGTTTCAATTTTATCGGTTACTCTATTGTAATTTGGGCATTCTATGTCGTCCGAACGCATACATGGCCCATATCCAATGCTCTTGAAAAATCCATAAATACAATCTTTACAATCAATCATAAAAATATCACTCCTTTAACTCGTTCACAGTTTTCACAACATTTAAAAATTCTTCTTTTGCCCTGGCATTAATCATCAAGCCAGTTTCAGTGCACCACTGAACTTCATATGAAAGAATATCATTCTCTTTTACAATAGATCTATCTGAATTACAAACTCTAACAAGTTCAAATAAACATTCCGACTCGAGAATATTATAATCCGGTGCTATTATTACCTCATGGACCGATGAAGGCATAACAAAATAATTTCTTCCGAGATGCTGCCAAATAGCTTTTCGGATTTCTATATCAAGAATCAGACTTGCCCCATACGCTTCATTCTCATATGAAAGCATATATAAACTTGAAGCATCTTCCCCATATGTTAAAGCAGTTACGTGCGCCCCATGATTACGATCTGACTCAATTGCCGCTGAATGAAGAACAGCCTCTGTGATTCCCCACGCTCGAAGCATTTTGTATGTTATGATTGTTTCTTCAGATTGATTGGGAGATAACAATACATAATAAAACGAGAAATCTCCCTCAGTTCCGATAACATAATCTTTTCCATCTTCAAAATTTGTTCTCTGAAAATTAATCATACGAATACTAAGTCTATCTTTGATCTCATCAAAATTTTTATTCATAGTGTTATCCCCTTTCTATTAGGTTAAAATATCAATCTATACAGTATGTAAATAACATCAAAGAGCAAAAGTCCTCTGAAAATAACAATGACTACCCCGCATATAGGCAGAAAAATGTTTTCAAATTTTGTATAGTTTTTTTTTTGTCGAATTCTGATCTTGTCCATGGCATTGAGAATAAATTTATAATAAAACTTTCCAATCCCAACTACGATAAGATAGATAATGAATATGGTAAACGTTATTTTAGCTAGCATAAATATTATTCCTTTCACTTTAGTTTCGATCACTTAAAACAACAAAACCAGGAAATCCCAAACGTTCTCTCTGTTCTTTTGTTAGAAGACCTGTCGCTGTTATTGCTTTATGATCTGCTGCAATATATTGGCTCTTTAATGTGGCATTTTCATTTGAAACGCTCACAGTAGCCTTTCTGCATTCCAGATATGCTGAGTACATCATCAATAATGCCTCTTCAGTATTTCTCAAATTTTTCTTCAATTCTTTCTTTTTCATTTGCATACCTCCTCATAGTCTTCAAATTCGCATGGCTTTTCTTTCTGCCAAACAGAATAAAATATCATCGCTATATGTGTCTTTAAATCTGTTCAACGTATATTCTAATTGATCAATATCGATTGCATACTCTTTGCTATAATGTTCCCCAAACACACTGAGATTCCATGTTCTTATATATCCGGGTTTTATTGTAACTGTAAATCCAATCCCATATTCATAGCATCCATTAGAATGTAATAATATATAGTTTCATAACAGAGGCTGTTTTCCCCTCGAAGTCGAAATGCCTAATGACTATAGCTTAATACCAAGTATATGGCATACCAATTTTGACACAACTACCACCGGCAATAGAATTACACTGACTAGACAAGCTAATGACACCGCCACAATGGTCGCTAACAATTCTCCATGTTTTGTCTTTTCACACCATTCAACACGCGGGCACATTCCGTACGGGGTATAGCATTCATTATTGCACTTATCCATTCGCATGTTATTTTTTCTCATTTTAATCAGCCATCTTCCTCAATTAAATTTAACATATAATCGATAATGTTGTTTGTATTTTCCTGAGATAGCGTTGCGCTGCACACCTCATAATCTTCAAATTCGAACGGCTTTCCGTCAAGCATACGATCAACTCTCCATTGAATATATGCTTTTTCTTTCTGCCAAACAGCATCGACAATCTTTTAAATTCATCTCATATTCCTCCATAATTTTATAAATTTAATTATCCATCCTTTTTCCAACTATAACATCAGCCATAAACGTTATGGAATTACTTGGAAAATGCTCAGATTTTCGATTATCAATAGCTGTAAATGTTATATAATCCCTCAATTTTGGTATGAGATCCTGGATGAGGTCATCTTGAATACTTTCTGGATAATATAAAACACGGGGATCATTACGTCGCATAGTAATAACTGATCTAAGATTTTCACACTGAATATGTTCTGGGTGTACGATCAGCGTATTATTACTTGTTGGCATAAAATTTTTATAAAATTCAAGCTCCCTTTTTGCTTTTTTTAATTTCTGTCTCAGATTCATTTTTATCTCCTTTCACAAGCGAATCATGCATATACTCTACTGCAGTACGCATCGTATCTGATGTGTTCATCCCCGTCACATGTCTAAGATCTTCTAGTCTCTCAGCCTCCTCCTTAGTCATCCGAATTCTGCAATTGACAATTCTCGGATTATTAGTTATCGGTCTTCCTCTTTTAGCCAAAAATATCCTCACCTCTTTTCTGTATTACAAAAAATCTAAAAATAAAAGAGAGCCTAAACCGGTATAGGTTCAGACCCTCTTTGAAACTATTTATTCAGTTCAACATGATCTTGAATACAGCGATCATAAACTGAAAATAGTTTCCTTCCTTACTGATTATATGACCCTTGTCATTAAGGCCTCTGTAGTAAGTAAGTTCCCATTTTCTTTTCTTGAATAATCTTCTGATTTTCATTGTCATTTCCTCCTAAATATATTTCTATAAAGGGGAATGTTTATTTCGCGGAGTAACCACTATTATTTTCTTCCAGCGTTGCTTTCATCTTCACTCTTGATCCGCTCCTCCTGTAATCTCTGTCTCTCTTTATATTCCTCAGGAGAGATCTCTGTAAATGATACATCGCTCTCCTTAAAATACCTATTTACCTCAACTCTTTCCCCGTCTGCTTTCTTGATGTATAAAATAGCTAAGGTATCATAATCTCCATTTTTCCGGTCTGTCAAAAGCTCATCACATACGATAACATCCGGTCTACTGTTAGGCATATAAGGAAGAGTGAGCGGATACATCTCATTATAAATCTTTGCTACAAAACCATTGTGCCAGCTTACATGAGGGTTCTCCTCATTTGTACAGTAATATCTATCAATATCACTGTAAGTTACTGATCCATCCTGAGCAACTCTCTTAAATAGACTACTCATTCTCTTACACTGATACCGTTTACTTTTGTCTCGGCTATTAATACGGGGCTCTCCCCATACCTTCTCTGTATCCTCAATAGGAGTAAGAGGCTTTCCATCAATTAAGCGGTTAAGGATATTCTTAGTAATTCCAATACTCAGACCGCTATGATTATCATCTAAAAGGCTTTCAAAAGCTTTCATAGCACTGTCATAGCAAGCACAACCATAATCCCACTCACTCTCAGGCTTATCTCCTCTTTCTCTTTTACTTGCAATAGCTACCTCATTCTTAGCCAATTCTAATATACTCATTACTTACTTCTCCATTCTAATATACTCATTACTTACTTCTCCATTTCACAATATTTTCTGTACATAGTTCACTGGTATCTCAGCTATACCGCAAATCATATCTGTATAAAGTTCTTTTCTTCTATGACGAGATCCTGATACCATTCTCCCTACAAAACTCTACAGGAATACTTTTTCTCTCTCCAGCTTTGCTTTCATCTGCTTAAGAATATCCTCCACCTCAATTCTTGTCCGATCGCTGAGCTTCATGTACGCCTTGTGCTCATCATACCATTTAAAAATTTCAAAAAGATTTTCTTTTGCCCAGCTGAACGCCCACCAATCACAAATCATTTCGATGATATACTCATAAGGCATATCAAGAGTAATCTCGCCTTCGTTTGGATCATCGTTAATAAGAATCCAATGCTGCCAATGGTGTGGATTCCTATGAATATGAACCAGCCATGCTCTCCGATACTCTTGGAGTACCTGATACGATCGATTTCCACCATAAAAATATGCATCGTACGCTTCATACTCGTCTGGTTTATTTTTAGATGCATCATGCGAAAATATGATCTGATGCTCAAGATCTACAGGAATTTCATACTCCTGCTCATTTGCCTTTGTAATCACTTCTGGCAAATTTTCCTCCATCCAACGAAATCCTTTTGCCACATTGTCTCGATGATTCTTCAAATATAAATCATATTCTCTACTCATTTTTCATACTCCTTAGCCCACAAACATTTTCTAGGTACTTTTTTCCATGCAACAACATCGTAACGTTTACACTCGTTATCTTCCATGACTAAGTTATCGTCAATTGGAGCCCGACAGGACATATATACCTTATATCCTCTAAATACCCGCATTCTCTCAAGATTTACCCACGTATCGCTCCATTGCGTATAATGAAGAAGCATTACCCGTGAATAATATGTTCCAGCTCCGTCACTACATGTGCACAAATACCACCCGTCTTTCTTTGGCTTAAAAATCGGATAAGGTCTCCAAATATTTAGCATAATACCTCCATATCATATTAATCTCTTTCATTGTCACCTATGTACGTAAAATATCAATTATATATTTTTCCGCTTTTCTTATCTCTTAAAACAATCCTTTCTTCTATTGAAAAACCGGCATAATTTGCTATTCTATAGAATGTATCAATGAGCCAACTTATTTTATTTCGATCAGAGTCTGCCTTCTTTATCGCTTTATATGCAACATAATCATTGCATCCAGACCCATTTTTACGAAGGTTTTCTTTTCTTTTTGATTCTTTTTTCACAATGAATGTGTTATATCCAAGACTCTCAAATATCCAGTTCGCATCTCTAACATTCGGTGCCCTGTCTTCCGACAAATATCTGCTGATACTTGTTTCTGTCATTCCACATTTTTTAGCCACATCACGAATAGATAAATTTTCTTTATCCATGATATGCCTTAATTGATCTGCAAAATAGCTATTGCTCGATCTATAGACTATCTCATCCATTTATCCCTCCACTAACATATTTATTTATATATTTTTCCATACTTTTTAATATATTCCTGTTTTATTTCCAATTTTCGGCCAGCAATATACCCGTCATAGCTTTTTTCTTTTCGTATACTGGATTGCAATACATCATGCTCTCTCTTTTCTCTAATATATTTTTCACAATCTATGTGACACCCAATGTGTCTGGATTTGCAATCATGACAACATAATAGGGGCAATGGAATCACCTCTTTTTCTTCAAATTATCAATTACAGGAATTCTTCATCTCTTCTTCGTGCAGCTGTCTGATTTTCACTGCAAGATAATTGATTGTATCTTTTCTGTCTATATAGCCAGACAGAATCGTTTTTACCTGTTCTGTAAAAATATCTTTTTCATCTTCAGTCATATAGCTTAGCCCTCCTTATTTAAGTTTCATAGATATAGTCATTCCTTGTGCGAGAATTAGCATTTCAAAGGCAAGTATTTTATCTAACTTATCTTCTGCCTTGATATACGTTCTTATCCCCATACACAGTTCTACGACAATCAGAATAATCCATAACACATTCATGTCTTTATTACCTACTTTCCAAAGTAAAGCCACCACTTGTATGTCGATAGTTCAATCTGCTTTTTCTTCAGATTTTTTATCTTCTTATTATTTTCGATGTATACCTCGATCTGTTTCTCAACCAATGCATCTGATTTCAACTCTGGATATAGTGAAACAAGAGCTACCGAATCTTCGTTTTTGAGATCATTAAACGTACTTCCCTCGTATTCCATATACTTATTCACTAATTCACCAATCTGGCTCTCAATTTGGTTGTTTTCCTCTTCATACATCGAGATCATTTCTGGAATATGACTTCCAAATGTTACATTCCAGGCAAGATCGATACTTCCGACTGTCGCAATTATCAACGCAATACCAAATAGAATCGTCCCTGTAAATGCCAGCGAATCAAATTCATCTTGTCTATACATATAAATCGAAAATCCGAATCCGATAATTAGCGGTAATATTATTACAAAAATCATTGTTTACTTTCCTTTCTCACAAATATCAATCCCCCATACATATCTTCCAGATCTTCCACGGGGCCATGTTCTGTAATCCTCATCCCCTTCATAGCATTTACCAGTAATCATCCAGGAATATGGTAAACTTTCGATCCAGCTGCAGAACCATTTCCATTCTGGCAACATATGATGGTGCCTCTGTCCATAGATCGTCTTAAGCTGCAGATAATTTGTGCTTATTCCAGCAGTAAGCATGATGCCGGTTGGTGCATTATATAGTAGCAATAAATAATTCTCTGGTGTAGGATCGTCTAAATAGTTCTGCTGAAGTTCTTTCACATGCTTCTTCGTTTTTTCTGTCACATATGAGCAACAGCAATCATCAATATTCATTTTACTAATACGATGCATTGTTGATTGACTTGAAACAATATCAAACCAATGATATCGCTCTGCTTCTGTCCATGCCTTTACTGTGAATGTTAAGTCAAACTGAACGAGGATTCCTTTCAGAAAATTATCATGCCCTGACCCTCTCGGTGCTCCAGCAAGGCTTCTTGTTTTGTTTGTTATCTCATCAGTGCACTTCGAAATATCAATCTGCATAGGATATTTCGATACTCTGACGCTGTTCTCTAGTCCGTATACCACCGCATTTTCAATTAAATTCTGCATATTGATTCCCTTTCTCAAATATAAATAGACGTTTTACACTGCGGGCATATGATGTAATCACCCATGATGGTGCCTACTGGAGCATCAGATAAATACACCGTAGATTTTTTGCAAATATCTGATACCTCATAGCTCAGAAGTACGTGGCAATGATAGCATACCACGGTCCTTGTTCTGACAGTTCCGATAATTTTAATCATTGCTTTCTCCTAACTGCTTAATTCATACGAATACCAAACATTTGCATTGTGGGCAAACAATATACCTTCTTATAATTTTGCGTATTGGACCAGTTCCATGATACTCCCAGCCAACAGATCCTTCACGAATATCCGATATGTCGTACTGCAGTAGGGCACCGCAACTTTTACATCTGGCCTCTTTTATTTTCCCTGCCTCGATAATTTTAATCATCTTCATCCTCCATTATCTTAAACTTGTTAGATAGATATTCTCTTTACACTGCGGGCATATAATATAGTCTTTTATCAATTTACGCCCATCTCCCAATGGCATCATAGTTTTAACTGTTTCATTTTTAACATCTGATTTTTCATAACTCAACAAAGCACCGCAGTTGTTACATCTCACTTTTTTCTTTGTTCCGGCTTCGAGAATCTCGATCATCTTCATCCTCCCATTCTACTATAATGCTGTCTTCTCTTCCAAACTCAATAAATAGCGTCAAGCCTATAAAAATCATACAATATATCCCATTAACGCCTCCGGTGACCATGGAAAGTCCAAGACAAAAAATAAAAAGACCGAAGTATTTGATTAATAGTCGAAGTATCATTTCCGCACTCCTTTCGGAACTATTAACTTTTCGAATAACTCAGTTGCTTCCGGACCCTGTATCGCATTTAAAATATTGATTTGCCCCTGCTTTTTCTGCTCACCAACGATAAGAATTGGATTATCACCGTTTTCACCGTTCACGTAGCTCACAAGTACACATTTCTCAAGATCTCTACTCATCTTATTTCTCTCTTTCTTTAAAGTTCACTGGTCTGTGCGAATATAAATTGACCGCATTATCAAGGCAATCAAAACACGGATCATCTGATTCTAATGTATCTTCATACTTGCATTTCTTACAATACTGGTCAAAATAAACTTCTTTATATGCATCCTCTTCCATGACATCTCCTTTCTCAAAACAAAAAGAAGAAGAAGCCCCTTAGGACTCCTCCTCCGTTTTAGATTCTTCTTTTTCAGAAGTGTTTTTGTCTTTCAGGACTGTGGCCATAATAACTTTTTCTGCCACAAATGATACAAATGCCGCAGCATAAGCTCCTAACATGAAACCAAATCCCTTTTTAAATCCGTCTTCCATTTTTATTACCTCCTTAAAATATGAATCTTTTTCATAAAGGCCTATGTTTTTTACGCGAATCATATTGAAAGAAAGAGCCTCGGTTTTTAGCCAAGGCTTTACTCTTTATTTCTTAAAATGCCAAGCGTCTAATTTGGGAATCCACTGAATTATTCCAATGTCATGCATGTACAATTCTTCTGCAAAAAGGACTCTCCGTATGACGCAAATTGGTATCCACGGATATTTCTTTTTGATAAGTTTCATACAATCCAATGTATCATATATTAATGGTTCCTTGCTCATAAATATCACGCTCCTTTCATAATAAGCTATGCATTTTACGCGAACGATTGATCAAATGAAATAATCTGATTTGTTCCTAAGCGTGGATCGTCATATGGTATGATACATGGCATTATCATGCAAATACCAACACCAGTTTGAATCGTTATTGGATTTCTCGGACCTTCCAAGTGATACGTTAATGCTGTATCGCAATCCTCAATGATGCGATATGTTATATCAACGAGCGTAAGATTATAATACGATCCATCGTATTCCAGCAAATAAGAAAGTTTCGAATTGGTAATATCTCGCTTTAATGGAATATAACCTCTTGACTTGGCAATGGCGAATTTTTTTGAGAAATTGATTTTTCTTTTGATACCGGCGAATGTGATCAATTTATTTATATCCGGATACGTTATTTTGGTTTTATCCAAAAGCTCTATTTCTCCAGTATTTTCTGTAGTCAACGCAAGTGTCTTAGCATTTGTAAAGCATGTATATTCAATGCCATTAACAATAACTTTGCATGGCTTTTGTAATATCTCTCTTGTTTCATTTGTATATGAGAAATATTTCTTCATGGCTATATACCGCGTTTTAGCTGTTGGAATTTCTTTTAACGAATCCATATAAATTCCATCTCTTAGTTCTGTCTTAAGCTCTTCAATTTTATTGTCGTTTAGCATTTCCAATATTTTTATATTTCTCATATGATACCTCCATCCGTCAATGATTATTTTCTCTTGCAGTGGATTTCGTATATTATGAACATAATAACCAATATCGGCCAAAACAAAACAATTTTAAATGAATATTTAGCGTTGTCCGGTTTTGACCAAGTTTCGATCATGTTTCCAATTGTCAGATAAATTAACATAACGAGCACAATTCCAATCAGGTCCATGCCTATTTTCTCCCTTCCAAAATATCAATGCGTTTTGTTAATTCGTTAATTGTGCCAATAAGTTCATTAATTTTCCGAACCATGACCTTATCAGTATTTCCATAAGAATCACTTACATAATATTCTTTATGCAGCTTGCCTATTTTCTTTCTTTGCCACATTATAAGATACCTGTGATTTGTTCCATCCAACAAATCTCCCTTCATTAAATTTTTTCTTATCTGCCAAAGCTCTCGATACTGCTAAATCAATACCGGATCTTGATTTAAGATAATAGTAATAAAGTTCATCATAAGGCGTGTTTAGTCTATCAACGCGCCCGGCAGCCTGTGTCATCATTTTATACGAATAATTTTGACTATAAAAGATAACGCAATTTGTTCGTATACAATTCCACCCTTCGCTTGCAGAATTATACTGGCAAATATAAACCCACTTATTTCCTTCCGGTACTGGCTGATGAGCATGTCCATTCCACTCGGCTATTTCTGTCCCATATTCATACCCAAGGTTCAATAGTATTTCTCTTTCGTAATCGTAATTATAAAATATAATTGCTCGTGGATGACTCTCGAGAATCTCAAGAAGTTTGATCTGGCGTGTCTCATCGCTATTCACAATTCGTCTAAGCACGTTACACATTTCTCCAGCATTTTGGATTGGCTCATTCTCTTTGTAGATATTTTTCCGATTTCGTATAACAAACTTATACTGCTGAATATCATAACTACAATAAATATCCTCGTTGTGTTTGACAATATCATGTGTATAATCCATATTCACAAGTATTCTATCTCTAAGCCGGTCAAGTCTTGTTGTATTTACATAACGATCAATTTTGGGATACTTCGTGTATCTCGAAAATATTACGTGCTCCCGATTGAACTCTGTCTTATTTTTAAAGAATCCATTTCCCAAAAATACTGGTAAATACTCGACATATGAATCGCCTGGTGTTCCGCTGAGCAAAATCCATTTATTTGACTTAGCTATCGTCAAAAATGATTTGGTCCATGCTCCATATGAAACGAGACGCTGCTCATCCAACAGAAAATATGAATCTTCAGCATCTACGTATTTGCCGATATTATTCCATGAATCTACGACAATCTTGTTCCCAAATCTTGTTTTACCGTCATCGCCTGGATATAACAAAAATGGAACTAATTCGCCAAGCCATTCTTTTGAATCCCTCTTTTTCGCAGTCGTTATGATATATAAATCTTTCGGACTTCTCATCGGAGAATATCCATCTTTATCAATCCAGCCTCCGTTCTCTTTGAAATACCAAAAAAGAGCGGTTCGAGATTTTCCAGATCCGACCGCTCCACATAGTATGCAACCATTTTTTAATTGATTGACTGCATCCAACTGATACGGATACAAAAAATTTGTTTCTGTTTTCTGTCGATATTGTACGCTCAAATTTTGCCCTGTTTCTCCTTTACAAGATATCTTCGATCGGGACCTGTTCGACGTCACCTCCGGCTACTGTGACACTTATCATGGTTTTTCCTGTCTCTTCGTCGTAGAAAATATCATCGAGAAGATTGTCGATTTCTTCCTGAATATCGCCATCCATCATCCGCATTACTTCGTACTCTGAAAGCCCGATCCGATTACGCAATCTTTTAAGAACCGTTCCTGTCCAGAAACGCATTCTATTCGCATCAGAGAGATTGCTCAGAAACATCAGTTCGTAAATTCCGACTTCATTTACAATGTCTAAATACTTATCAACGCTTGGAATTAGATTTTCTACCTGATCGATAGTGGTTTCATCGAGTTTCATAAATGCAGCCATTGGATCAATTCCAAGCGCTTTACAAACATCACTGAGAATTGCCCACCATTCATCATTTTTCAGAACGAATCTAATATTGTGTCCCTGCCATGTTTCTACTCTCGTCGTCATAGTTTTCTCCTTCAAATGATTTGATAAAACAAAAAGAAGAAGCCTGACCACTAAAGTCAGAGCCTCCTCTTTTGAAACTACTTATGCACTTTTTCGACCGTTTCACAGATTGCTTTGGCAATGTTCTCAATCACCAATACTCCAGCAAGGATTGCCATTGTTGGAACAAATAATGATTTGTCGCCTTTCTTAAAATCCATAATATTCTCCTTTCGTTATGCAACATAATTTTGTTTCATAATAAGCTATGTATTTTACGCGAATCAGTATTTAATGACGACTCCTACGTCATCTCGCAATTCGTTAACATAGTCATCAAAGGAGCTTGTACCGTCAAGAATGTCGCCCATCATCTCGTCCACGTAATTGAGTGTTCTGATACAACGCTTTCTTCCGTATCCGTATAATCTATGCTCGGCAAGGGCGAAGCAGGCCATAAGAACTTTGACATTATCCCGTGACACTGACATTCTCATATCTTTCAAATCTTTTCTGGTTACCAGGAGCTTATTTTTACGATTTTCAATACGCTCTGTTCTCTCGATTTTTCTTCTCTCAGCACGTCCCATAATACTTTATTATTCTCCTCTCGTATCTGGTCAATTCAATCACACCACAAAACTACTCGTCCAATTTTATGGGTTTCTTTTATGTCAATAACTCTCTGGTTCGAACTGCCACGCCATTTCAAAGAGGTATCGCGAAGCTTTTCAACATATGGTCCATCGACTAAAATATCAATGTAATCCATGATTTCAAGATCCGATACCTCTTCGTAAGTGTAACCGGTATAAAGCCATATATTCTTATTAGGGAACAGCTCTCTGATATATTTACACAAAACCAATATATCTCGTCGGTTCCCTTCAAATAATGGATCTCCACCACTAAGTGTTATTCCAGATATATACTTCTTCCCAAGCTGATCGTCGATCTCATTTAACGCGTTTCCGTCAAATATCAATCCATCACTGCGATCCCATGTAATTGGATTTTGGCATCCAGGGCAGTGATGTGAACAGCCTGATACCCATAACACTACACGCAATCCATCTCCATTGAGCATATCGTCTTTTGTTATATTGTGATACCGCACTTTATTACTCCTCGCATATCTTCCGCCATTCGCACAGCACAGATTCACCAGTCTCCAATTCTTTCAGAGCTTCTTCACCCACGTCCAACCATACCTGTTTTGATTGTTCGCAAATATCACACTTTTCAATGCATAATCGCAATGGGCAGTCAAAGACATCGAGCTGAATGACATTTGAAACTTGCGTTATCCTCCACTGATGCTTATGCTTTCGTTTAATCAGGTTAAATCTCATTTTAGTTTAAACTCCTTACAATGCTGATCAAAATATCCATAGTAGTCAAAAATGGATTTGCCTAATTCACAGAACGGCTCATCGTAGTCATCATCGTCATAGTGAACCTCTTCCATTCCGCAGTTAGCACAAATTGAGCATCGTGTCGGTTTTTCAGACGTATTGTCTCTATGGATAACAAAATTCTTTAAACGTTTACATGCTTCTGAATGCTCTTTGACAAGTTCAAGGCAAGCGGCTAATGGCGCCGATCGTTCAAGACAAGTTCTGCATACATGACTATTTGGGTCTTTCCATGGGTCAATGCTTCTGAAATATAAAGCACAATTCGCGCTCAAAATATCGGTCGATTTTTCCAATTTAAGATCAAAAGTTCATATACACTATTTTCATATTCTTTAGATCTGTAAATCCCATCAGAAACTTCTGTCCATTCGTTAAATATATTCATGCCCATCTCTCCATTCTGTTGATCAAATAGGCCATTCAAAACCAAAGTCCGTTCTTTTAATTTTACAGATAGGTTCTCCGTCCAACCAGAAGACAATACCCTCTATTGGAGTATGCTCCAGATAATGACGAATAAACTCAAATGACCTAGGGAGCTTTTCGATAGCGTCTTTTCCATGCGGAATTAAAGTATCATATGATACTTTATAAGGGTTCCCTCGAAAGTGCTGACCAACAGCCTCATATGTTCCATCAACAAGTTTAGCGCCATCTTTTACACTATTATTGTATGCCTCAATGAACCACTTATCTGATGGATTATTTTCGTCTACTTTAACCCAATGAGGCCAATGCCCAGTAATTGGATCTGGATTACAGCAGGCAATAGCCCCTTTTGGAGGAATTTTCCCTTTTTTTGCAGTCGTATCTTTTATAGAACTGACCATTAATAATAGCACAACAAGAACCGTCATATTTTACCGTTGGGATTCCTCTGACAAGTGCTTCTTCACAGCCAGGCGTGATAACATTCTTAATATCAACAATTTTATGTCCTTCATAAACTCTCTCAAATAATGTTGGAATTTTCTTCATGTTGCCTCCTCCAATTTCTCAATCAAGTCTTCTTCTTTTAACCCATATGGTAATTCAGCATAAGCTAATACTTGGACAATATTGTTGCCCTCGATCCAATCATTTGTGGTATTCCAGAAATCATCGATATAATTACCATACGGACTTGCAACATCTACATGGTATTCCCATGTTTTACCGTTGCTCCAATTATCTTCTCGTAAAAATATCAGATGATCAGTATCATGTAAATCTGTTGGCGGATCATCCGAATTAAATGGAATCCAATTTATTGCTGGAATTTTCATAACACATATCGTCTCCTTCCAAAGAAAAGTCGTAATCGTGAAGTGGAATAAAGTATACTTGCTTAATCGGATTATAATATAGCGCCACAATCATATATCCGTCTTCCATTAGTGTTGAAAAACTGTTATCTAATCCGGCATAATTCATATCGACATCGCTGATTTTCCCTGATTGGATGAACATGAGGTTGTTGTCCAAAATATCTTGAAAATAGATCCCTTTTCCATACTTTCCAATTACTCCATCTTTAGACAATTTTTCATATAACATTTCATAATCAACACATCCGATATAAAATATAACTTTTTTATCACTCAAATCTTTGCTAAAATCATCGATATATACTATTTTCACAGATCTCTCCTTTCGAAAAACGAAGAGGCCTAACATTTCTATCAAGCCTCTTGTCGATTTAATATCTGATACTATTATGCATCGTTTAGCATATTCATGATGATCATAGGTCTATCGTTCTTTTAGTCCCGACGCGGTGATAATACAGACATGGTCAAATACCATACCCCAAAACTTCCGACTTCGAGCCCAAGTACGAAAACTACGATCAGATTCATGATAGATCTAATAATTTTCATAAATGCATCCTCCTTTATTTTTCTATAAAAGGAAGCGTATTTTTCGCGATTTAGATGATTCCCCACTCCTCTCCAGCACGTTTCATATGTTTCCTACGAGCATTCCGATAAGCTTCTTCAAGCCCAAATTCTTTGAGATCTTCTCTGGTTAATACTAAGGAATCTAAAACATCTTCGTCTCCATCCCAGTTGATAGCATATTCATGGTTGTCCATTTCGTACTCAAAGGCGGCTTCAGCAAATTCTTTGTCATTTTTCATTTTTTCATGAAGCTCTTCAGTAAATCCGATCAGCATGTTTACCAGATCAGTTTTATCTTTTTTCTTAACAATATCGCCAGTTCCGAATACGGTTACACATTCTTTAAGACTACTTGCCCCAATTTTCTTAAGCGCACCATAGACTTGATCTTTGCTAAAAGCAAAAGAGATTGGAAAATCATTTACTTCTTCCTGATGCCTTCTCTGCATTTCTACATATTCTTTTCTCTTTGAATTAGTATTCATAATGCACACTCCTTATTTAACCCAATTGTCATGATTAACGATTAGATACCCATAGGAAAATGAAAAGGACCCTAAGTGATCTTAGAGCCCAATTTGCTTATTTACACTGAAAACCCATTTTAACTTGATCCTTGTTTGCTGATGAACTTTCTTTCTTATACTCAATCCCGCCAGCATCAAGCATTCGTCGTGCCGTTTCGATTCCGTTATCGGCAGCCATTTCAATTGGAGCCATCATAAGTGGTGTAACAAATATGACTACCCAATCAGCCATGGCCTTTCCAATAGTAAATCCGAATCCGACTGCAAATGCTGCTTTCCTTAATTCTTTGAAATTTTTGTTCATACCAAGTCCTCCTTCTTATATGTTGTTTTCATTTCATAAAAGGAGATGTAGAAATCGCGTCATCAGATCATGTCATGTATCTGCAGATATTCCGTGACTTTTTCTTTCAGTCTCTCCGGAATATCATCAAGAATGATAACTCCGAGAGAGATCTGTATTGCCAAAAATTTAATCATGTCCAACCCCCATCAATTCAAGTAATGCTGATTCAACCGCTTCAAGTCTTTCCATTTCTGTAATGGCTCCTGGCGGTGTATAGTCAAGATATTTTTCGGGATCTGCTGCAATCATCTCCTCAGTAATAACGCTCTGCTTTGTTCTGAACTCATTTACTTTACAGATATAAGAAACTTCTCCATCGTCATTTGTTTCTTCGTGATCGAAAATCCTGATGAAAATATCAGCAGATCCGTCAGCAAGTTTAAAGTAACTATATTTATCCGGTTTCTCCGAGAATGCTGCGTTTGTCATAATAGCTAACCACCTTCTTTGCTCGGCCAACGATTGTCTTTATTTTAAAACGTTTACAGAACGGATATAGGTCGCTATGTTTAAGCCAACCATAATGAGACAAGATTCTACGAGAAATATGCAGCGATAAATTTTCAGTTTTTCCTTTTACTCGTAAAAATAACCGACGAATTTTCTTAAATATACGTGGGCGAATAATTGTGTTTTTAATTGAAACACAATATCCCATCATATCGACTTTAGTCGTCCTTGTTCGGAATACACCATCGTTCTCTTTTATCGTCAGAAATAATACATCGGTTATATATCTCTTAAAATCTTTAACTGCTCTTTCCAGCCGTTTTACGCTCCCACTAAATATAATGATGTCATCCATATAAAACAAAACATGTGTCGCATTGTTTACTCTAACAATATCGCCATTTTTCCTCCTGCGGATTGAAAACGAATTTTCTGTAATATGATGATAGGCGTAGGATATATAGTAATTTGCTAAATATTGTGATAAATATGATCCAATGCATAGGCCGCCTTTGTATGTCCCAAGTAAGAAATGGATAACGTAAAGAATATCATCACATTTGATGTCTCTGTGAAGAAACTTTTCCAAATTCTTAATATTGACACTAGGATAATATTTTTTGATATCACACTTATAATAGTATCTACTATTTTTGTAATCTTTTCTGATCCATCGCTCTATTTTTTTCTTACCGAAAATCTGCCCACGTTTGGGTATTGATGCACACTGAAAATATCCTATTTTAGCCATAAACATCTTTTTACATGCATTTACGACCAAATAGTCATAGACCTGTTGCTTAATTGTGGATATTCCGATTTCCCTTATTTTTTCGGAGGTTCGATCATACCGCATCTGATAAACAATTGGATTGAGAACAATGTCTCTATTCTCGATCTCCTGGTACATCGAATAAGCAGCTTTCGATATAGCTTCATATAGTTTATATCTCGTCTCTTTCGACTTGGCATATTCCTTGCATATTTTTGCTCTCTCATGGATGTTTTTACCATCACATTCGTAGTATGCAGCTAAGAAGTAGGACACGTCGGTGCGTTTCCATTTGCGTCTAAGACAATCGTATATAGCCTCCTCTACTTTGTCTACTGTTAAAATATAATTTTTGAGATAACGTTTCATTTTATTATCGTCTTTCTGTTGTGTACCAGCTTTCGCGATTATTCCTACTTGCCGGCTTTTTATACAATATTAAAGATCCGTTCGAATGCCCTGCTTAGGTGCGAAACACACTCATAATTTGTTTTCAGAAATTTGGCGAGACAGAATATTCCAGTTCGTATTACCCAGGTCATTGTTCGCATTCAGGCAGAAAAGACCTGCAGTAGCACCATTCCTGAGATTGGCAAACAAGAGAATACCCGTAACTTCGAGTGTGAAACCTTAAAAATTTACCTAGGGGAGTTATCCCCTCTTGTTACGCTTCGCTCCTCAATTCACCCCTACTCCATTCAAAGACAGGCGAGACAGAACAAGCCAGTACGCAGTACCCAGGCCAAGGTGCGCATGCAGGCAGAAAAGACCCGCAGCAGCACCATCCCCGAGATTGGCAAACAAGAGAAACTCTCTTTGTCCACTTGAAGCTCCATCAACATATAATCCGTCGGCGAATCCAGATGCGGTTCCAGAATTTGTCGCTCCTGCTTTCGCTACCGTAATCATTCCGTTATCAAAATCTGCCTGCATGTGAGTGATATAATTCCACTGGTTAAGTTTTGTCGGCTGAATGTTTTCCGCAAGTTTTTTGTATTTCTCCTTGATAGTAGTGATATTTGTCGTAAGAAGTGAGGCATCGTTTGTGACGTATACTTCTCGTGTTCCGGCACTATCAATAATATTCATTACAGCATTTGCCATAACTTCATATCCACCAACCGCAAACTCAATTCCTTGGAGCACAATTGGGAATCTGCCATTTGTAAGTTCTCCGACAGTCTCGCAAGGGCAACCGTTTCTTCCTTTAACTTCATCGCTAAATCCACTTCTCCAATGGAACGATGATATCCAGGTCGTTGCAGTCGTAGTAAATGTGGCGTCGAGAATAATTGCTGTATGGGTGTCATCATATGCCTCTTTTCCGATAACGCGCACATCCTCTGCGAGATTATGCATAGACCAATTAACTCGATCGACAACACTTGTTGACTTATTATCCCCGATGCTGACATAAGTCCCAATACTTATATTTCCAGCCTGTGAATTTGTGACAATAATGCGATTTGTATTTTCTTCCGCAATATCTGTTCGATACTGGAAATTGTGGTTTGTAACTCCGGCAGCAACTGACTGAGAATTGATCGTTGCGAATGTAAGCCAAAATGATGTATACATATACTTATAATCACATGACATTCCGCCAGTGTATCCGGTACCCTTTTGTTTGAAATATCCGATGTTATTGTTATAACAGATCGCTCTTGACTGCCCGTCTGTTCGACCTGCGCAATATCTCGCAGGGATAAGCCCTTTTGAAGAATATAAAATTCCATCAATTAATCCGCATACGTATTTTCCATATACGGCATAGCCTTGATCGGAACCATCTTTCTTTCTGCATTCTTCTGCGAGAACATATCCATCCTTCGGAAGATCTGTCCTGGAATAATACCAGTATCCATCCTCTAACCAGTGTTTCTCGTAATAGGACATACCAAGAACAAATACATCATTTTTACCGGTGTCTTTGAATCCGTCCTGGCCTTTAAGCGCAGATACAATTCTTTCGCCATCTTCGGTAACATAAGCGTTGCAATCGTAGGTTTTGAACAACGGAATATTTTCATAATCATCTGTTCTATGTTCTGTCGCTGTTGACATCAGCCTGATAAGACCAGCGTTGTCGTCAAGTTTTTCACCAGAAGACGTCTGCGATGTTTCCCATAATGGAAATTTAACAGTATATACTTTACCTGTCCTGCAAAGATTGAAATGCATCGCAAGGGAAGCTGTAAAGCTCATATCTCCTTTATCGCCTTTCGGACCAGTTGCGCCTGTATCGCCCTTATCTCCTTTATCGCCTTTCGGACCAGTTGCGCCTGTATCGCCCTTATCTCCTTTATCGCCTTTGCTGCTCGTATATGACAAAAGTTTAATAGTGACAGTTGTTCCGGAAACATTTGTTACCTGCCAAGTGCCGATATTCGATCCGCCATCAACATTAGCAAATACATCTCCTACAACAGGTGTTCTGTTAAAATCAGAAACATTTCCAGTTGCCGTAATACCGATTTGTGTATATACTACGCTCCAATGTCTTGCTGCCTGGAGTGCCTGATTGCCTGTTTTTCCAGTGTCGCCCTTTGGTCCTTGTGGTCCGATATTTCCTTTGTTGCCGTATGCTCCAACCACTTTCTTATTTGTTTCCAATGCTGAACCATTTGTGTAATTTATGGTTTCATAATTCCACAGATATTTGTTTGTCTCAGTCATAATTGGCGGTGTTGTTGACCAAGATGTAGGAACCTCCGTGTTGGATGCCGACACGGCAAAGTGCTCGACAATATCTTTTATTCCGTTTCCTGTTACACCTATATCTCCTTTATCACCTTTTGGACCTTTGATGTTCACTGGTTCTGGATTCTCTTTTCCATTATCATTGGTCCAACTAATAATACCATCAGAACTTACTGATGGGGTGTATACGGCTGTGTTCTCCAATCTCGTAAGAAGCTGCGTAACAATATCCGGATACAATGAAACTACATGTTCTGCTGATTGCATACCGTTTGACACACGCAATTCTGTATTGATCTCTGTATTCCATTTATTCACTACATTTCCAGATTCATCTGTTTTCGATCCAGATATAATGAACTGAAGGTCTCCTGCGACTTCTGCCAAATAGCCACCGATCAACCAGGTGAAATGAATCTGTTTATCATTTTCTGGATCAACGGTGACATCTTCGATATGATAACTGCTCATTGCTCCGTCAGCTCTCATATAGTTCACGTACATGTCAAGTTTTGTAAGATCGATACCGTTAAAGTATCTAGGGCATTCGAACATTACGGCTTCTACATCAATATCATACTGCACTGCGATTCGTTTCAAAGCATCTGGCACAGTTATAATTCTGTCTTCTCCAATGATAATATACCCATCATCTTTTGATGGGATAGGTAAGAGTTTCGGATCATTTACATCCAATGTTGCTAATAATTTTTCTGCTTCTGTCATTATTCCCTCCGTACGGTTACAATGATTTCGTTTGTTTTAAGCATCGTCTCTGAATTTTTTCCGACAACAAATACTCGGAAAAAGTTTCCTTCCAACGCTTCTCTTGGAATTGTGCATTTTTTCCCATGTGTTAATGCCTGTGGTTCAAATTCGATATCTCCTCTGGAAAAACCAGCAACTTTTATCATCTTGTCCCATTCGTCAGAAAAATGAAACAAAATATCAAGGGTATCTCGGTTACATTCCATGCTGTTTGGGCCAAGCTGTTCTCCAGAAACATTTAATTCGATTATATTTACCATTTTTCCTCCAAAAAATATCCGGCACCAAACACTATGGTTCAGCACCGGACAAAGATCCATACTATTTGTCAGTAGCTTTCATAAATTCCATACCGCTCGTAAATACTTTGAATAAAATGGAAATACAAATCAATATATCATACCAAGTCGGAGCATTTAATCGACTTCCGATCCAAATTAAGCAAATATAAGCTAACATTACTTTCCTCCTTTATTTTTCTTGCTGTACTGCGTATAGTTTCTTCGCACCGACTGCTCTTCACGTTTTGGATATGTGTAGGTCGTGCCGTCATTTGCTCTATTACTGTCCTGTTTTATATAAGGTGTCCCATCAGTGCCTTCTTCACCAGCAGGGCAAGAAAATGGCGATTTCATCTTCTTCCATTCATACTCAAATCCTTCAGAACCGCTGATTTTAATTGCTAAACTACATTTATAATGCTGATCGTTTCTATCATCAACATAAATATCCCCAAGGGACCCCGCCGTATTCTTTCCAGGGACCCCGTTTCCATGAATAAGTTCCATTTTCAGTACCTCCAATTAGTCTTCCGGATGCTCTTCGGCAGCGAATCTCGCAGAGAATCTATCAATATTCTGTACAACACACATCGACTGCAGATATGCTGATCTAAACGGGGTGCCATTAGACATCTTGTCATCATATGGACGAATATCCAAATCGACGCTTTCAATGTCGATATCGTCAAGGCAAGCAATTGTATCTTCGGTAAGTTTTACCCTATTTGATCCAGATTCAAGATACACTACTGGCCCTCTTCCGTTAAATTTTACTTTGACAGGCAAATACATGAACGGGTTATCGCCCTCTTCTCTTGGGGCTTTGATATGTACGTTCCAACCGACTCCGTATTCATTTGTGTTTTCGATAAGGGCGTTCGCTATTTCCTGATCTTGAATAAGAATAGCGAAATTTCTACTTCCTTCTGCATTATATCTTCCCCCTTCACCTTTGAAGTTTTTGAAAATGATCATGGCATTGTCAATCTGTACTACGCCTCTCGGTGCAAATGTAAGTTTCATTACTTTAATCTCCTTTAAAATTGTTCTTTAAATATGTTGTTAATGTTTGTGAAAATATAAATGCTATTGCTCTATGTCATCGGCAATCTCCTTTCAGGTGTTTTATATAGAAAGAAATAAGAGCCCTGACTGTGTCTAGTCAAGACTCTTAAACCTATACCTATCTTATTTTTCAGAAAGCTTTTTGATTGATTCATTAATAAGTTTTTCAATCTCTGGATTGTTATCGCAAACACGCTGCAAACCGATTCCGACTTCTAATAAGCCAAATTTTCTTCCAACCGTTGCCCCAATGATAAAAGCTGCAATAGTTGCTCCAGCAATCAAAATCTTTTGTTTGTGCTGTTCGATAACTTTCTTTCCATTTTCTTTGATTTCTTCAACCTTCATACTGTTGCTCCTTTCAAATATGTATTAATAAGTATTCATAACAGGCTTTGTATTCGCCGCGAGTCAGCCAGGCACGAGACTTCGTATAATATCTTTTTGATGCTCATCAAGATCGTGATACAAAGTAAAACCAGTAGATCCATTATACTCGTCTCCGAACTGCTTATAATACATGCTTGCTTTCCAAAGATCCGGATACTCATTCTTATATCTAGTGAGTTCTTTTGCTTTTGCGTCATATTCTTTATCAGAAATATAACTGTTATTAAGCTCATAATAAATATAAGAATGAAGTATTATAAATCTCTGCAGAAAATCTATGCGGTCCTTGACTGATAACCGAATGGCATTTCATCTCCTTCCACATCCGCCGGAATATTCATAAAATCTTCCATTCCAGAATTGCTCTCATCGATATATGGATCGTCGGATGCAAACCATTCGGCGTCTCCATACTGATTAATTTCTGCCAGCATTTTATCCACCATATTTCGATAAAATGATAGATCAATCTTATCATGGCTTTCCGGATCTTTTATCATATCGGATTCAACCCAACGGTATCCTGTCGAGTTTGCTGCGGCATAATATTTTTCACCCTGTTTACGAACCAATACTCCACCGCCTTCTCCTGCTTTAACCGGAGTGAACTGACCTACCTTGCCAACAAATCGATAGTCATGACCTTCTGCAATCTTATCGTTCAGCCGTGCGCATTCAGATTCAAAAGTTGTGTCTGAAAGCTGACCCTTTTTATACTTAGACTCCAACTTTTCAAACTCTTTCTCATATTCGGATACGTCTGGAAGTTTCTCGTTCATATCCAAATATAAAGCAGACTTAACAGAGAATGTTTCGCACAGGTCTTCGAATTTAATCGGCTCTTTACTGAACAATGTCTTGAATACATATGGAACAGCAAACTGTTTTCCTGTGGCTGTCCATTCCATTGGATGCTTCTTATTATCTTTAGGTACAAATCCGAATGTATTCTGACAATATTCAGGATCTTTATAACGAGCAATATAATCTGCGTCGTTAATCTGGCAAATACGATCGTAGAATGCTTCAAATTCGAATGTGTAAGAATATTTCTTTGCGAATTCAATACAGAAGGCAACGATTTCTTTAGTAGCATTCGCGATTTTGATGGAGTCTGTCTTAATTGCAACGATTTTGAATCCACGTTTCTCAACTTCATCTTGCAAAGTCTTCATGAACAATGCTCCGCGCAATGCAACAATATTGTTCTTGTTTCGACTGTCTCTAAACGGATTGTCAAATTTAGCCGAAGTAAGTCCATATACGGAATTGATTGCAATCTTAAGCGCCTGTGCCAGATCAGCAGCCTGTCCTTCGTCATCAAGGAATGGTGCGAGTCTTCCACCGAGCATATGCCTTGCGGTTTCGAAATCACCCTGTTTAATTGCCACACGAGCATCTAGAATATCTTTGAAGTGCTGTGTATAAACTCCAAAGTAATTCATAGCAACCGCAGAGTTTGGATGCAGCGACTGAATATCAAGTAGTGCGACATTGATATAAATCCCAGCATTTGATCGAATATACCCACCGAATCCAAGATCGATTCCGCGATACATGTTATGCGGCTTGCGATCTTCTCCAAATTGAATAAATTCATATCCAGGAAATGCATTCAATGGCTTTTCTTTATGAATTTCATCTTCTGCAGTTCCGTATTGTTCACCAGTTGCCAAATCAGTATATACTAGGCTCGGATGACGCTCATTTCCAAAAATAATCTTTGTTGTCAGCGAGTTCGTTGTATCATTAACTGTTCCGCCTGCCAAGTTTGCAAGAATCTTTCTGGCAGTAAAGTCACCCTGCAGATGATCGAACACTTTCTCGGTCGCGGTAACATCCCATTTGCAGTATTTTATTACTTCAGACCAGAGTTCTTCTGGAACTGGTTTATCCCATGGCAATCCAAGCTCTTTATGTCCGATACCAAGTTCAATCTCCCATTTCTTAAGAGACTGCTTCTTTGCCGCAAAATCATATACATCCGTATAACCGAGTTTATAGGCTTCGCTAAATAATCCGCTATCTCTGCTTCCTTTTGGAGCATTGATAATCCGCTGAGAAAGATCATAGAGCTCTTCGACTGTATATCCCATCATCCTTGCATACAGCAAATGCCTATCATATTTCCGACCATTGAAGTCAACCAGCTTAAATCTTACAAGATTTTCGATATCGGATGATTTTGGATTGACCATAGCAACAACCGGCTTGTCTTCTCCCGCCATTTTATAGCAAACCAAAAACAGATTTGGAAAAATCTCAATGTCATAAAAAACAAGACAGTCCGAATCGCTTTCGTTAACTGTCTCATTCACTTCTTCGCTCTTAAATTTCATGTCACCAACAATTTTCATACATGTGTCTGCTTGATTTGTACTACTAGCGGCTAATGCAATAACCGGTCCTTTCATGTCGCTTAAATCATATCCAATCCCGCTCTCATATGCTTCATCCAAACACTTTTTAATCATATCAATACTTGGTTTTGTATTATGCATGATTTCCTTATTCAAGTGCTTTTTGATAATGGATCGGAGATGCTTTTCATTTTGAATTCCTTCGATATTTATCAATTTCTTTACCCCTTTCAACGGCAACCCTGAACTCAATACGGAGAGTCCAAGATTAACACATTTGATCAGTTTTCTCCGTAAAGAGCTTTTGCCGGTAAATACTTTTATTTCAATATCTTCGTCATATATCCTAGACAGTTCGGTGGGATCTCCATTGTAAATATAATGCAGATGGAGTCCTTGGCCTCCCTTACTTACCTCCGCATATGTAGGTGGCCATTTACTTGCGGCTTCCAGATTCTTCACTAATGATTTATTTCCATTTTCATCCTTAATATCAAAATCAATAACGATATGATTTTCAGGAATTTTCACATAATGGAGCTTACTTGTATCAATATCTGAAAGTTTAGTAGTAATACTATCCCATGGTTTTCCAGGAGTTTCATTTACTGTCGCATACTGAGCTGGACAATCTTTATAGAGTTCATCGAAGATAGATGGCTGTTCTTTTAGATCAATCCATGTCACTTTGTCTTTATTTTTTTCTTTTTTTTTACTTCCTCCGATTTCATTCTCGAAAATATCTGTTCGGAACTGACTGTAATAGTTTAACAGTCGTGATCCGTCTTCTGCATCAATACGATCGTCGTAATCCCAGAAGTAGTTTTTGAGTTCCTCTTTGAAATTTCTTTTCGAAAACGGAAATGAAACTTTGGCATCATCACAGTATGTCTTATACATTTCCCAGGCTGCCTTTAATGTTGTTCCATTTTGATTTTTGAATACGCTGTAAGAATCACATACAAAGTTATAGAAATCATTAGACGCTCCGAGCATTGATTTTGGAATATACTCGTCGTAATAGGCAGGGTCATCTTTATAAACCTGTAAGCAACGATATGCAATTCCACCAAGTTCAAATGGGATCTGAGCCATCAAATCTTTATACTCATCTCCGGGGATCTTGTTTCCAGTCGGATGTACGTCAATAAGTCGCCTTAATAAACCAGACTTTCCATCAGTAATCTTTACTGGCCTGTTCGTTCCCATAAATAAGAAACACTTAAAGCTTGTCTCATACAAACCTTTAAATTTCTCATTCACACTCATTCTTTCATGTGAAACCAGCGAATTGAGTCTTGTATTATCTTCAATTCGTGATAAATCGCCATCATGCTGAATTGCAACGAGCGGGTTTGTCTTGAATGGCTCAAGTGCAAAAGCATTATTCGCAGATCCAAGTGCCTTTGCGTCAAATGTGGAATAATACCCTTCGAACAATTGCTGCACAATATTAAGAATTGTTGATTTGCCTGTTCCGGCAGCCCCATATAAAACCATAAACTTTTGAAGCTTTCTGGAATCACCTGACACAATAGATCCGATACACCATTCGATTTTATGACGTTCATCCTCAGAGTACAGTGTTCCGATAATCTTATCCCATGCATCATAATTTCCTTCTTCCAACGGATAGCTCAATTTTTTACTTGCAAAGTTCTCTCTTCCGGGCTTAGTATTGGAAAATATCAATTCTTCATCAAGCATAGTATAATTATCTCGCATTTGTTTTTGACAATACTTATGGAACTTATCGATAGAGCCACTATCGGAATCCCACATATATTTACCAATTAATGTCGTGTCAAATCGATCACAATTTTGAGTGATAAATTTTTCTATCTCCGCATCAACGAGACGAATGACATCATCTTCATCTGTACTCCACATTTGCTGTTCACTATCCCAAATCGCATAAAAATCTTTTCCACGAACCATAAGATCGTTCGATTTTTTCATTATGAATTTAGGAAAGACTTCTGTTATCCCTGATTTACTCAGTGTCTTTGTCGCTACTGTCATGAAGTCCAACATTCATCTTATGACCTCCTTTCATTTTTGCAATATAAGAGTCCAGACTTTCTATCCGCCACTTATCAGATCCATCATCAAGGATAGAGAATACAGAATCACTTCCATAGAGACGAAATCTTATGCTGTTTTTCCCATTTGGAAACCATTCTTCCACGTCGGCAGCAACTTTCGGTCCAACTGCTTTGATAAATATTTTGTATACATCGTCATGTGCCATTTTCTCAACTCCTCATACCAATGAATCTAAATACCAGAGCATGGCCATCCAGATTTCAACTTCTCTCAAATCATGCTTACAATTTCTGATTCGGAAGAGACTTCCTTTTCCATCAGGCTCAAACTCTCTATTCATGAATTTTTCCACTGTTCCCTTAACGTATTCTTCATTAAACAAACGGTCGCTCATTGAGCCAAGTCCTAGATTTGCAATCATCTGCCAAAACCATTGCGCAGTTCTATTTCCGATAGTTGGATCATCCATTATATCCTCGCAGCGAATCGCCAACGCAAACATCATTTCTAATACGGTGCACGGACCTTCGATAAGATCCGCAGCACTCTCATCAAGATCGTTATAAAATGTAAATTGATGTCGAAGATTAATACCATCTTCCATGCGGTTTTTATCCCTAGTGTCTTTACATTTGAACGGTATTTCGTTCAAGCAATTCAGCAGTTTATCATACGTATTTTCTGGCGAATATCGTTTATGGCATACTATCGAATATATCCATTCGAAATACTCTTTCTTTACTTCTTCAGCAATCATTCGCTTGCACACATTCTATCGGAATATGCTCCATAATCACGCAGGATTTCATAGTGTACTTTCAGCTTGCCATTTCTTACATAAACCGAGTCCTCCTCATACTCTCCGAAATGCTGTGCAAAATCTGGACCAACCAGCTCGTCCGCATTTGTGATAATCTTATCGTGATCATCGGTAAGAACCCCATCTCCCTCATAATATGTGAGAGTAATCGTCGGATAATCCTGTTCCCAAGATTCTTCCGGAGCAATTACTTCCGGTACGTACATATCTTCGCCCTCCTTATTTTCTTCTTTTTCAGATTTGCTCTCGTATCCATTGTTTAAAAGAATATCTTTGAGCTTTTCAGCATCCGCATCTGTCGGCTCATAATTACTTGCCTCATTACATGTTGGCTGATTGTATTTTTCTTCGAAGTGCTCACGCATTGCAGCAATTTCCTCGTTCGTAATTTTTTCATATTTGTCTTTTACAAACTTATAGGTTACTGCAGATCCGGTTACTGTGCCGATAACGAATATGAGTCCTTTGATTAAAATATCTTTATACATGTCGTTCTCCTTTACTTATCCGAGACTGATTTTGAAATCTTTATTACTTCCAATGCCCGCCATTTTATCGGCGATTGAGCTGTAAATTTTAGATACATGCTCCAAATTATTATTAAATTCAGAAAGAATATCATCCAATTCATTGTCGAATTTCTCAGCAACTTTCTCTTTTGCCTCTTCTCGGATTTCGTCAGCAATATCATCTGCAGAAATCTTTGCTACTTCTTCCACAATTTTATTCTTGACTTCCTGCCGAATTGTGGAAGATCTCACGTCAATCTCCGTGCGGACCTTTAAATCAATATCGTCTTCAATTTTCTTTGAAATTTTACGAACTGCATTGATTGTTTCCTGCTGCACTCTTCTCTCTACCGCCTTGTCGATGGCTTCCTGAACGATATAGTCTGGAACATCGACATCAATTGTTTTCGAGACGTTATCAATTGTTGAATCAAGTTTATCACATATACCATTCAACCTTTTTCTTGATCCATATGCATATCCAAGTCCAATTAATCCAACAACGAATCCGCCGAGTCCAAAAATAAATTCGAAATTGTTATCTTTCATTTCTTCTTTTCCTTTCCTTAGAAAAACTCTTCAAGATTGAGATCAAACTCATCGTCAATATTTGTAATTAACACCTCTCCATACTTGTTATTTCTGCAAAATTCAAGAAGTGTTTTGATTCTCGGTTCATTGCAATTTTCTTCTATTACTTTGTCATAGCGAAGGGCGAATGAACAAATATCTTTCCAAAGCTTTTCATTTGTCTCAAGCTTAACAGCTAAATTTGTATATCTTTGATGTGTGAGTAAATGTTCTACTAAGGTCTCTCTCATTTCTTATTTTCCTACTCGATGCGTTTATTCTTGCTCTCCGGTATTGTGTTATTAATATCGGCAATTTTATCTTTGCCAATATTTAACGTAATAACTGTCAATGCAAATCCCCCAAACATCAGTGATATGCTCATTAATATACCACCAGCTATATGACGCTTTTTCCGAGTACCTAACGAGCGATCTAACACCGATAAAATTTTTTCAAATTTTTCCACACGCACCAACTCCTTCTTATGTATTAACTTAAAAGTAAAGCCATACCACTTACAAAGCAAATGCCCGCCAAAGTTAATAATGTCACAGCTAATTTATTATGCATTTCGTTTTGCCCTTTCGATTTCTGTTGAAAAAATATAATATTTGTCATTAATCTTGATACCCTTTATTTTTCCGATGCTCAATAATGCTTTGACACCAGCTAACCCGCATCCAAGTTCTACAGCAGCTTTATCCAATGGCACTAAAAATGGTTTTGTTTCGTCATTGAATATTTCCACATCTTCGAGATGGTTCTCAAGAATATAAATGATTAAATCTCTTCCTGTCATTTCTTATTTGCCAACTATATCGTTCCTTTCTGACAGTAAAATAACCCTCGGCCTGTTATAGCCAAGGGCTATCATACATATCTTTATAATAATCTCCTGTCCCAAGACCTACTCTTCAAATCATCTCAAGAATGTTGCCATCAACATTGAAATCAAGGAGGATTGTTCTCTCATATCCATTTACGAAAGAGCGTTTTCTTTCATCGGCAATATCGTAAATTCCGAAGTCAATAAAATTATCGCCAATGGGATTCTTTTCATCATAAATCCATCCCACAACCTGTCCGGCCTGTGTACGTGGAATTCCGAGCATATCGTACACTTCATTAAGGAACAGATGCCCTTTTGATTTGAAGAGGTCATTTGCATAACGCTGCTGATCTTTCAGGAACATTAAGTTAAATTCTGGATCTTTTGTCCAACCTGTACATCCATCGTCGAAGAAACGAGCATAATCACTCGTTAAGTTTGGATCAGCTACATTAACTGTTTCTTTTACAACTGTTTCTTTACCATTTGCATCTGTTACTGTTTTCTCGATTTCTTTTGCCTTGATATTATATCTCAGCTCTCTGTCAACCTCTTCTCCAAAACGCTCCAGAACTCTGCCACGATATTCTTTAAAGCCTTTATCAACTGCTGTATACGCCGCTGCCAGTGCAATATTTCGTTTGCGGAGAATATGATGACCGCCAATGATAGCAGCAATAGACACTGTTCCAAGAACAACAGCCGGGCCATAAAGTTTTACCAATTTCACTCCTGCCTGTGTATATACAATTGTAAGATCTTTTTTGCTGTCTTCAACGGTATATTCTTTTCCTTCGGGAATTTTCTCTGGATGTTCCGTTACATCATGAATTTTGTCAACTGTATCTTTCGTCTCTGCCAGAACATCGTCCAGTTTTGTAGTTGCTTTGCACGCCATTACAGCACTTGCCACAACGCCCACAACACCTGCTCCAACAAGAATTTCAGGACTGTGTTTCTTGAATTTGAATCCTACTCTATAGAATTTGCGAGTCAATGTATTCATAATTTCTGCTTTTTTCATGATTACTTATTCTCCTTTGTTTTGTTTTTAGATTCTTCAATCTCTTCATGACGGATCAATCGCTGCAGGTACCATTCCGCTTTTTTAAGATCCTCGATACCATTCTTCTTTTTCCAACGTGACATGTATTTGATGACATTTCCAGTACATACTGCTTCGATTCCTGTAAGATCCTCAGTGAACGCTTCGATAGCATCGATCGTCTCAAGACCGTTTTTAGTTTGATAATGTTCAGGTCTGTTTACATTATCATATTTTGATTCCCAATGAGATGGGCGTGTTATTTCTGATCCATCATCCGCTATTGCCGACACGCAATTATAGCATACGTGTGGTGATTTATTGTTAGCGCAATTATCGCAATCAAATTTTTTCATTTTATCCTCCTAATCGATCGGCATTGCTTTTGGCAGTTTGATAATGTATCCGTCATACACCCTTACTGTCTCGGCAGTGCGAATATTTGTCCATCCATAATTGGTGCTTGTCCACGGCGCTTGAAGATCTGCCATGTCGTACATGTCTGCAATTGTGACAAATCCGTATCTCTTGATGGCGTCGTTCATCTGCTCACGGACTCTTTCAGCATCGACTCTGGTCTCAAAAATGATATCATCATAATCGAATCTTCTTCCGGAATTATATCTATCTCGATCATCACGATCGTCTCTGTAATTTCTTCGGTCATCGTAATAACTTCGATAGGACACTTTGCTACCGCTTCTGTTTCGGCTGTTTCCCTTTCCTCCGTCATAGAAAAGCATATCAATTCCACCGGTAACAATGTCTGCGATAGCTTTCTTGATCGCCGGAACTAAAACATCAAGAACAACATAAGACTTGATGTTTCCGGCATCTTCTGAAATGAACATATTTGCTAACTTACGTCCTTCGTTTTTTCTGGTCTTTACTTTACCGTTAACGACCTTTTCAATTTTCTTTTCTTTAGAAGCTTCTTCTTTGCTTCTATGTGAATTCGGCTGATAGTCTTTCATTCAAACCTCCTCATTAATCTACCATTTTGATTGATCCAGGCAATGAAATATTCGTGCCAGCAATCAGATTCATCTGCTTTTTCACCTGATATGTAAGATTGCTTCGTGCCTTTCTTTCAGATAAAGCGACCGTTTCCCCTTTCCATTTCGAGGCTACACATTTTCCAAAATGCACAACCGGTCCGCAATAACTATAGGTGTGATATTCATCCATAGGCATCCTCCCAAAAAGAAAAGGGAAATACCTTGTTCAGGTACCTCCCTCGATTCACATTACTCTTCCGTAGTTGTCTCTGTGTCATCAACTTCTTCAGCTTCGACATCCGCTACGATTGTTTCTTCGTCAACCTCTTCGTCTGGCACTTCAACCCATGCAAGTTTGTGACGTTTTCTTTTCGGTTTATCGGAATTCTTAGCCTTAAGTTTCTTATACAGCCCAACGCCTACCGCTGCAACTGTAGCAACTCCTGCTATTGCCAGTCCGATAACTTTTCCAGATCCGCCTTCAACCTCTTCATAGATATTATCCTCAGACTCTACCGGTCTCAGATCTTCGTTCTCGATTGTCTCCATTACTTCTTTTTCTTCGTTCATGATTAAATCCTCCTTAGATTTATAATGTTTTCTCATTAAAGCCGTTGTAAATTTCGCGTATTAGAAAATTGAAAGCCCGTGTTCACGAGCCTTCAACTAGAAACTTATTTTTTAGATATAATTTTCATAATAATTTTTCCAAATACAAAACTTGAAGCGTAGCAGATCGATCTTATACCAAGATTCCGAATTAGATCTATCCCGATCACTTCGAATGCGTTCAAGTTCATCTAAGCTTTTTAAAATAGATTCCTTCTCATCATCGGTAATATTTTCTCGGGTAAGACATTTGATAAAATCATCATGGGTTTTCTCGTAAAGTTCTCTGATATCTGCTTCTGTTTCCATAATTTCTTTTGCTCTTTTTGTCATAATTATTCTCCTTTATAAAAATTTATTTCTATAAAGGTCTTTGTTTTTGACGCGTGGTATAGATCTATTAGAAATATCGATCGAAATCATATGTTGGAGCTTTGAGAAAATCAAGTACTAGGCACGGTTCGCCTTTTTCAGTTACCTGCGCGCTGATATCCAGCTCAATGTTTCCATCCGAAATATTCCATCCTATATCGTCACTGATTGTCGTATGCCTCAATCCAAGCTCGTCATATAACTGACTGAGTGACGCGTACGTTTCACTGCCATAGCCCATTTTCCAATTGAGATCATTCACTGCTTTCTTGACAGTGTTGATGTCGGACTTAAAGTATCTCGCAGATAATGGATCAAAGAATAGAGATGTTCCTGTATCTGTGACAATTACCTCTGCCTTGCTTGGCGGAATTTCTTCGATCTTGTCTTTAGCGATACTGTCCCTAATCGTCTTTTCTTTCTTTCCCCCAATTGTCTCAACCACTTTTTCTTTGTATTCAGTCAATGCTGTCGTAGAGAGCTGGTATGCGGTTGCAAGTGCTGCATTTCGTCTCATATGTACAGAATTAGCTCCAATAAGACAAGCCACAGAGCATACTCCGGTTACTGCCGCAGGAAGATATGGTTTCCATCCGAGCTTTACATACTCAATAGGACTGATTTTGATCACGCCTTCTTCGCTCCATTTGCGCGCTTCTTCTACTGTGGCTTCATGAAGTCTTGCTTTTTTCTCTTCTTCGATAAGATCCAATACCTTTGGAGTTGCTTTTACAGCAAGTATTGTCGTTGTGACCATTCCTGCAATACCGATTCCAGTAAGAATTTCCGGACTGTGCTTGACTACTTCTTTTCTAGCCATTTTGATTAATCCTGGCTTTTTAAATGTTTTCATGATGTTCTCCTTTGAATAATTTTTTTAAATATATCAAAAACAAAAGAGAACCCTCGTGGGGTTCCCTATTTGTCCTGATTCTGAAGCTCCGAAACTGTTTGTTTCAATTCTTCAAATTCCTCATCTCTTTTTTGTTCCGCAATTGCATCTGCTGTCGCCGCAATACCTGCACCAATTGCCATCACAATTGCGATAGATTTCTTAAAGAGTGGTGATTTAATTAAATTATTGATTTTCATTTTTTTCCGTTCTCCTTTCGTCATTTCATTAAAGGATGTGTTTCTGTCGCGACAATACAAAAATATCACCAAATATTGTCACCTGCGTATTGAAAAGAAAAGAAGAAACGTCATGGGGATTGAGCCCATTCCTCCAGAATAATCTGGTGTTCTACCATTAAACTATCTATTTCTTCCATTAAAGGCTATGTATTTTTCGCGAATCTATTTTGAAAAGATAAGAGGCCCTCAACGAGCCTCGTTCTCCTTTCGTTTAATTTTTCGTTCAATGGATTGTTTCCAATCTTCAGCTTTCGTCGCTACTGCTGATCGTACTTCCGGGATAGCCAGTGCTGATCCGACAACTGTAATTGCCGGAACAACGATTTGTCCAATCCAAAGTCTTACTTCTCTCATAGTATCAATGTTTTTACGTTTCATTTTAGAATCCTCCTATTGAATATTTTTCATTAGAGGCAATGTAATTTTAGCGAACTCTTACAGGTAATAATCCTGCCATTCAATTCCTGGCTCATATGCACACTCGATGATGTAACATTCCAGACCGTCATCCATTACAACTTTTCTATGGTTAAAATCAATCCAGTATAACTCATTATCACAATCTGCAATCCATCCAAGGTCTGCTCCATAGTCTGTATTCTCAAGTCCCAAGAAATCGTAAAATTCGTTTAGGATCGCATAACCACGTAATACGTAATTTCGATTGAGGTGATACTCGGCCATCAAAACCTGTTCAAGTGGAGCTTCGAAATATCTCCCGCAATATGTGTCATAAAACAGGCGCGGTTCCGAATAATCTTCTTCCAGATATTGGGTGCAGTCACTAAGTAATGTATTGGCATGAATATATGTAGGTTGTGCTTTTTCAGCAGCGATTGCTTCCACAATTTTATCATGTGTATCTTTTCCATATAATTCAACCAATTTTCTTCGGTAGCTTTTGTATGACTGATCTAAAAAGTTGTATGCTCCGATCAAAGCTGCCTGTTGCTTTCTTGAAAGAACTGCAGAACCGATAACACATCCGATCGTGGCTACGCCTACAGCAATCGTTGGAATACATACTGGGGCGATAGTTTTTATTGTTTCGATAGTTGTCAATTTTTCGTCATTCTCAGCCTCTGCCTTTTCGATTAGCTCAGTCGCCTTAATTGTCGCTTTCACTGTCATAACCGTTGTCGCAATAACGCCTACAGTCCCAATTCCAGCAAGAATGATAGGGATGCTTCTCTTAATTTTTAGTTTCTTCATATGGTATTTCTCCTTTCTTGACTAGATCTTCCTTCCAAAGCAATAATATCGTCCATTTTTACATGCAGAATAAATGCCAGAGCAACTAAATTATCTACTGTTGGCAACGACTCACCATGACGCCACTTATATATAGCATTGGGATTTTCAAAGTCGAAAAACCTCTGAAGCATACGCACTGTGATTCCGGCTTTATTCATTAGTTGTACAATGTTTTCGCCAGTTGCCTTCATATTTATTGAGAAATCTGAAATATTCACATTATTCATTTTGAATTTTCTCCCTGCAATTATCGGCACATCACAATAATTAAACCGCCAACAACGATGGTATCCGAATATGGGATATTTGATCTGAGGATGTTGCTAATCTCATTTAAAGTATATCTTGTCTGAAAACCCATATACTCAGTTGTCCCATTATTGCAAATATGTATAGGGTTTAAAGGTTTCATCTTTGAAGATATGAGTTTTCTAAGAAAATTACTCTTCTTCTTTGGAATGCATATAGTTACGGCTCTTTTTAATCTGATCATTTTGGAATCCTTTCAAAAAAAAAAAAAATTGAGCCAATGTTACAGCTCAATTTTCAGAATCAATTAATTTTGTTACCTTTAATATTGCCGAGTCATCAATGTTTCCATCTACATTAATATGAAAATATATTTTTCCATTTTTCATTTCTAGTTCAATCTCTTTAATATCGATATCAGGTTTAATACCCATATTCTTATATATCGCCTTAGAAATTATTCTTCCTAAAATACTTCTCATCGTTTTTGTAGATAGTTTTATTTTCATCTCATCCATATCTGTCTCCTTTAATCTTTATTCTATAAAAGGGAGCGTATTTTTCGCGAGACTGGCAAAATAAGAGGTCTTTGAATTTAGACCTCTTATTATTTTTCACAAATGTCGTTTAGCTAATTCTTCTGCCACTTTTTTTGCAACCATATTCTCCATAATTTTCTCCATATTACCTTTCGCTGCGAGTGTCAGCCCAGCGCTGATAATAGTTGTTATAAATTTTGCATATTTTATTACTATTGGTGACATATAAATACCTCCTTTCTCATAAAGGAATATGTAATTTTCGCGAAAGAAAAAGAGTCTCAGTTTTTCCAAGACTCTTTGATCAAATATCAATTTATAAGTTTTCTTCCGCATTTTGGACAATATCTGAGCGGAATGTCCATATACACTAAATCATTGCCTTCTTGATCATTCAAGCTTAATTGTAATTTTGGTTCGTGTTCATCAACATCTAGTATCCAAGCTTCTAACGTCATAGCGTTGAACACTGATCCTATTCTTACTTCTTTCGACTTAATCTGTTTAGTAATTTCTATTCCATCTCCAAATTCATACGGTTTACAAAATTTACACATAAATAAGTTACCTCCTTAAAATATTCTTTCATAATATCCCATGTAAATTTCGCTAAATTTCTCTGCGATCAAAACATGTCTCCCATCTCTCTCTTTTAATCGGCTTAATCTTTAATGCCCACATGAGCTGACGAATACTTACTGTTGGATAAAGATTATCTATTGGTTTACCGGATCTCTCGTCAAAAAACTTTTTAAATCCCGGATGGAGATATACTGTATTCACCAACCATGGGTCTATTTCACTCCACCAAGTCTTCTTTGTGACCGGATCATACTGCTGCTGTATAACCGCCAAACCCTTCGAATCCATTTTGAATAATGTGCACTTATTGTATACCGGATGGTTACAGGAATATGTTTCTCCATACATTGGTACATATATCGTCGGTTTTTCATAAAAATATCGCATTATTCATACTCCTTTTAAAGTAAAAATTAAACTCTATTTTAATTTCTTAAAGTCTATTTTAATTTTTTCTCGCGTATTAATATAAAATAATAAAAAAAACGACAAAAGAGCCCTTGTTAGAGCCCTATTGCGATAATTTTCTTCACAGATTGCATATAAATATGTACTTTCCTTTGAAATTCATCCTTATATGATACACTATGTCTACCTCTATAATTGTCATATCTTGGTCTAACGTAATCACCCATCTCAATTATCAGCATAGCTTGCTCGATTCGTTCAAGCGTACTTTGACGAATCTGTTCACCTTCTTCAAATTTGATTAGTGACTCCGTTCCAACGCCAGCCAACTGAGCAAATGTGTACTTATTCAGATTGTATTTCTTATAAAATTCCTTAATCTCCATATTCATATCCTCCTTAGAATTTTTCATATAAGGATAAGAATTTGTCGCGAAAAAGAAAAGCCCAGGAATATTTCACCCAGGCTTTTGCCTTAGTTGAATTTTCCAGCTTTAACATCTAAATGATAAATTTTCTGTTCAATATCTAATACATCCATTCGATCAAGATTGACAGCTTTCGCAATTTCGTTCGTACTAAGACCTTTACGGTACATAGCTTCGACTTTCCTGTAACTGTCATCCATTTTTTTTTGTCTCGTAATAAATATTGCCATACTTAAATCCTCCTTTGATTTTATTGCTGTATTTCTCATAAAGAGGCATGTATTTCACGCGAAAAGAAGAGACCTCGTGTGAGATCTGCTTCCTTTTAAAACTTAGTTCATATCAAGCATATCAAAGTATTCATTGATAGAATCCATGATTTGTTCCATCTTTACATCCATCACTGACGACATCCGTTTACGATAATGTTCGGTATAGCTGTCTGAATGACTTCGATTATATATCGCCGCCTCCATACGTTCTTCCTCCGTTTCGTAAACCAATCTTTCATCCTCGATGGTATAACGATCTCCAAATCTGTTTTCTTTCGTAATCGTAATTTTCTTTGTATACATAATACGTACCTCCTTAGTTTTTCTATAAAGGGATACGTAATCTTCGCGAAGAAAAAGAAGAGGCTAAGTTTTTCTTAACCCCTCCATTTTGAATCTACTTCTTCGGAATCAGTTTATTGATCCATCCACGGCCCATAATGGTTGTGATGGTTCCGGTTTCTTCAAACTTGATTGATTTGATTGTCCCCCATACAGCCGTTCCTGTAGTAACAAGTAATGCCGCCAATGTTAAGCCGTTCTTTACCATGCGATCGTTTCTTTCATCTCGTTGTTGTTCTTCCTTAAACTTCTGGTCAGCCTCATGCTGATGTCGGTTTAATTCCTGTTCAGCCTCGATCTTCTTGATCTCAATAGCTCGGTCATAAAGCTTAGTAACACCATCAACCGCAATTTTGTACTCATCAGTGCCGAGTTTCATATCTTTCAATACTTCCATTTCGTCACCAATCTCGCCATTAAGTAACTCTTTGATTTCATTCATACTTACATCCTCCTTAGAATTTTTCATTATAGGCTTTGTTATTTTGGCGAATTGTCTTTTAGCAAAATGATCTTATTTTTATCAAGAAGTTTTGGACTCTTGCTCACACTGATACAGATCTTGTAGAAATCCTTATAATCCGGATCATCCATCTGTTCGATTTTAAAGACACCATATCCGGTCTTATAATTCCTTTCAATAATAAAAGTCATGATGCATCCGATAAGAATACCAACTCCAAACGCAATAAAACCTCCAGTCATGTTATTTTCCTCCTTTCGTCACTTTGTTTTATGAAAAATCCCACCCGGGAAATTTTCACCCTACGAATATACAATCATTCAACGTAACCCATGTCCGTAAAAAAAAGAAAAGGAAGGCTTTGTTAAGCCCCCCGTTTTTTAGCCATAAATATCGGAATCTGAATTTCTTTATTTGGTTTCAATTCCTCAACTGTATGATTCTCATTGCACAGATTGAATATCAGATCAGCCTCATCCATGTAATTGCTGTGTATAATATTGATGAGTTTCGTGTAGTCTTCTTCTTCACCTGCACCACTCTTCAGTTTATACGCAATATCGATAAGCTGAGTATATTTATCTGTTGCTGCTGTCATCATTGCATTGAAATTTGTTTCCATAAAATATTCTCCTTCGTTCTCGATTTTTTTTTTCATAATATGCAATGTATAATTCGCGAGAAAAAAGAGAGTCCAAATAGAACCCTCTTTACTATCTCTATAAAAGGCAATGTATTTATCGCGATGTCAATCTCTCTCGTTGCTCAATAACCAAAAGAACTTTCGGTACCTGTCATAATACATATCTCTCCCACACGGCATTTCCAATTTTGAATGCAGATATGTATATGATAATTCTTCCGTCACGGCACGTAATATGTATGATCCAAGTACATGGTCTGTCCGGTATGCAGTCCGCTCTATTAACTCTATTCGCTCAGCATAATAAGCTTTCAATACCGCATTCCGACCGGTCCGATCAGATACAAGATTCGTGCATGGACTCATTTCAATGATAGATGCCGATCCAGGACTATCATTTATGGCAGCATACGCTTTTTTCCATACTGGATACTGCAAGCAAAAATGTTTTAACTCATAATATCGATGCTTACTTATCCAGTATTTGTTGTTTTCTGACAACTCAGCTCTTATTACTGTCCCCATTTTGAATTTTCCCCTTTGTTTGCTTTCGTTTCTCTATTTCAACTTTCTTCATAAATTTTATCGTTGCTTCCCTTATCTTTTCGCGATCAACGTCCCCTGTAATTCGTATAATCGCATTGTTGTATTTATACTCCTTCATGTGGAAACCCTAACTCAGAAAGATGTCAGATGCTTCGGAATTGGTTAGTTCCAAAATTTCCTTTAGTTTTTCAGCATCGCCAACGGTCATCTGGCATGTTCCGTTGATTTTCTCATAGAGCGATGATTTGCTAATACCAATGAGACTTGCCGTTTTTGATACTGAGAATCCTTTTTCGTGTATTTTTTCTTTTAATTTTGTTGCATTCATGACTACTCCTCCTATGCTTTCGTTGCATATATGCATACTCAAACCTTATCATTCGTTATGTGTTTTGTCAAGAGTTTATATGCATTTATGCAATATTTTTAAATCTAGGTTAGATTTTTATTGCATGTATGCAACTTTTATTGTATTATATAGTTGAGTTCATCAATAGAAAGGAGATCGATATGAATATAGGAGAACGTATAAGAATTTTGAGACAAAATCTCAATATGTCAATGGAAGAATTGGCAAACATCTTAGGGAAAAACAAGGCCACAATCTATCGGTATGAGAAGGGAGGAATTAATACATTACCGTTAGATATATTAAGGCCTCTTGCAGACGCTTTGCAGACCACGCCTGAATATTTGCTTGGGTGGAATGACGAAGATGCTGTAAATGTCGGCGATATTGCAAAAATGTTACGTCTTAAAAGCCATATGGATCTGGAAGAATATTCTGAAGAAATAGGCATATCAGTCGATGACCTAAAAAAATATGAAAGCGGAGAACGGTGTATTTCTAGGAACACCATGGAAAAAATGATAAATTATTCTCCATTCAAGCAGTGGAGTGAAGAGTTTGGCGATACAGTATTCAACGATTCTGAGTACAATAAAATCGCTGAATACGCCAGATTTATGTTATATCTGAGAAAAAATAAAGGAGATGACAGCACATGTTAA